CCTTCAGCGCTTTGACCTTGGCCACTACCACAGGGCCGCTTTTCTTGGCCGCCAGTTCTTCCAGTTCATCCCACATCACTTCCAAGTGTTCCGGGTTGATGGCTTCATTCATCATCCTGTTCTCCTATGTGTTGGACTTTCCCGATCCCGCCCAGACCGTCCGGGTGGATCACCTGTTTCACTTCTCCGCCTTCCGTCAACATCACAGTCTCCCCTTGGGCCACGTGGTTCCTGACCCTGGCCAGTAGGTCATCCATCACCGTCTTCCCTTCAGCGTCCTTCAGGGTTCTGATGAAATCAGCGTCCATCCAAGGGACTGTATACTGTACCAGCTCTGGTTCAGGTTTGGGGTCTTCTTGGGCCTGGTCATGGGCCTCTTGGGCCTTCAGTTGGTCCTCCGCCTGGAAGATCTCCAGAAGCGTCTTTCCCGCCTCCTTCGCCATTTCCTCCACCACTTCCTTGGACGCCTCCACCAGCTCTTCCTTCTTCGCACCAATGGAACCTGGTGGATAGGTCAGGTTCCCCAGGGATGGCTTGGGAACTGGGCCTGTCATCAGACCAGGTGTAGCGCCTTGGGTAGCCAGCGCCTTCAATACGCTGGACAGGAGATCCTGGCCTTGGATCTTGTCCTTCACGTCCTTCATGACGTGGACCATGGCCAGGGTCTGAAGGATTTCCATGTCTATGTCATGGCCGTTCAGGATCTTCTCCAACTGAATGAAGAAACAGTTCAGACAGACCCAGGCTTCCCATTCATTGTCCTCCGTGTAGGGCTCCAAAGACGGAAGGGAACACATCCAACAGTAGGTACGAAGACAGCCAGGACAGACGTGGCCTGGGATGGCCACGGGGTTCCCCTGGTGGATGATAGCCTTGTCTGAATTCCCTTGACAACTCTGACAGGTGGGTTCCTTCGCCGTCTGGACCCACTTTTCCCTGGCTGTGGGTGGGTTTGTAGCCGTCTGGTTCATCCTAACACTCCCGTGATCTGGGACGGACTCTTCTTCCTGGCCATCTTCTTATTGAACCTGGAAAACCACCCATTTAGCTGGGACAGGGCTCCGTCATCCCCCTCCAGCGCCAGGGCTATCTCCGCACAGAAACAACTGGTACAGATCCACTGACTGGCCCACAGGGACATGGACTTGTGGTCAGGACAGACCTTCTTCCCACAGGCCCCACAGGAAGTCATACTGGATTGAACGTGGGTTCCGCAAACCTCACAGGCCGCCCAGGGGTCCCCACGGGAAGCTTGGTGGGTGTAGGGTGTAGCTGGTCCGTGTCTACTTCTCATTTTCGTTTACCTATCGCGTAAACCATTTTCACGCGAAGCCCTTTTGTGGTAGGTAGGTGTAGATGATCTCTTCACCCTTCCCTCTGTTCACCAAGCGTTCCACAGTGACATAGTGACCTTCCAGGATCATGGTGATCTCCGTGATGAAACAGGTGACACACTGTTTCCCCTTCATGGGGTAGCCGCGCCTGTTCATCCTGAACAGGATGGGGGCTCTGTGATCAGGACAGGTCAACTTCTTACAGATGGGACAGGTCTTCATCAGGGACTCCGGTTCATCAGGTCCCAGCTTCCCATAGCCGACCCCACAGAATTCACAGGGGTAGTTCTCCTGGACCATCTCCGCCATGGCCAGGACTTTGTGTAGGCCCTTGGCCCGCTTCTTCCCCGCTGACATGGTCCTGAACTTAGACAAGGGCCATCACCACTTCATCCGCGAAACAGGACGGACACACCCGCCTGTGGGCTTGTTTGTGATCCACCCTGGGGACCTGGTGTTCCCCACAGGTGATCCGTTTACACTTGGAACAGGCCACGGTGTTGATGGCCTTGTAGTAGACCAGCTTCCCGCAGAATTCACAGTTCCCTTGACGCCTCTGATCCTGTCCTGGACCTGGTCCCAACTGGGACCTGATCCTGTTCATACTGGCCGCCATGTTGTCCACATCAGCTCCTGTCTGTCTTCCTCCAGCCACCGGTGGGGCCACCATGTCCCCCATCAGCGTGAAGGTCTCCCCACGGGACGCGGCCTCCGCTACCGCCTTGGCGTGGATCTCCAGAGCCTTGGCGTTCTCTTCCTCTTCCTTGAAGGAGTAGGCGTGAACGTCACTGACCGGCCAAAGCTTGACCGTTTCAGGTTCTGGGGGGAGCGCTGGCCGCTGGGCCATCTTTTCCACGTAGGCTTCCAGCTTTTCCCTGTCCTTGTCCAGCTCCGCCTGGAACGCCGCCTGGTCCTGGACGGGTTCCAGCTTCTCCGGTTTCGGGGTCCTCTTGAAGAGGCCCCTGGCCATGTCAAAGATCTTTGCCATGGTGACTTCCCAAGATCTTGACCACGTCTTTGATGTCCTGGATGGACCTGGCCCGCTCTTCAGCCTGGACGCCCGTTTCCACGCCCTTGGCTCTGGACGTTTCCAGCTCCTTGGTCAAATAGCCTGTCCTGTCCTTCAGCTCCCTCTTTTCCCGTTGTAGGTTGGCCACGTGTTCTTCAAGCGTGGCTATCCGCTGACCGCGTTCATCCAGGGCCTTCAGGTGACGGTTCCTTTCATCTACCGCCGCGTCATGGTCCGCCTTCAGCCGTTCGTCCTGGTCCACTATAGACTCCATCTGTTTCTTCAGGGAGTCTATTTCTTGTTTCAGCGTGTCATTCTCTTCTCTGGCCTGGGTAGCCACCAGCTCCCAGTTCACGCCGTCATTCTTCTGTGTGTGTTCTTCCACGATAGCCCGCCTCCATCAGGATCTGTTCCCTGACTTCTTCGTCTGGCTCTGTGAACGCCCTGGCCAGCTCTGTGATCCTTGGGTCAACATCCTTCCCCAGCCCCTGAAGGAAGACCTCCATGACATACTGGGTGAAGCGTTCCGCCTCTTCATCACTTTCAATCCCCAGAAGGAAGGAGCCAAGAGACCCGAAGCCGAACACACAGCCCACCTTCATCATGGAGTCCGCCCTGGACAGGACGCCGCCTTCCGTGACCGCCTCCGCGAAATTGACCGCGTGGGTTTCAATGACCTCTATCAGGTTGGCCTTGTATTCTTCGCCCTTCCTGATGTCGATGGGGAGCGCCTTCTTCGTGGACTTCTTCGTGGTCTTCTTCTTGGCCGCCTTCTTGGGGGTGGCTGGTCTGGCCTTCCCGGCCGTCTTCCGTCTGGGGGCTTTCTTTGCCATGTTGGCTTCCTTTCAGTTGGGTGGTTCCGCTGGGTCCGCCTGGGGCTCCTGTACGATCATGGGACCCGTCATCATCTTGATCTGGGCTTCCGTGGCCTTCTCCAGGTGGCTCCTGGCTTCTTCCGCGTCCGCCGCCATATAGGCCCTGGAAAAGTGAACCAGGGGTTCATGTTTCTCCTGGTCAATGTGTTCCAGGAAGGCCGTGTAGGCCGTGGTCACAACTTCGTCCAGCCCTTCAGCCGTCTGGACGCCCAGTCTGAAGGCCACAAACTTGGCCACTCCAAACAGTTGGCCAGACAGCCGTCCGTAGTCCATTGGGGCCGCCAGATTGTTGATGATCTGGGCTTCCTGGACGGAAAAGTCCGTCATCATCTTGAACAGTATATCCTTCAGGGCCGTCCTGGCCGCTTCTTTGTCAACTCCCTCTGGAACCATCATCCTGTCCTCCTGTCCTTCAGTTCATGCTGGGGGTCAGTACCTGTCCTATGATCTTCCGCGTGGTCTCCTGGTCAGGTGGCCGGGGATAGCCCGCCTTTTCGTGGATAGCGCCAGCCTCCATCATCATCACATAGATGGCCTCCTGGACAGCCGCCTGACACTCCTTGGGTTCTTTGCTGAACATGGTAGTGGCGTAGTTCAACATGTGGGGGATGACTGGATGGATGGGCCGTCCTTCGTCCACGTAGGACTGAACCACGGTCCTAACCAGGTCCCCAGGATCTGAAGCCGCCGTGTCCGTGGGGTCCATCCGCCACCGGATGAAGGCCAGGAACAGAGCCCCGCCTATCAGCGTTCCCACTTCGTAGAGCCAGGACGCCGGGTGGAGCGCTTCCCCTGACTTGGTCTGTTCCGCGTAGCTCTGATGACTCTGGGCCAGGGCCGCCGCGTAGCGTCCCAGGATCTTCTTCAGTTCATCCAGTTGGATCTTCATGGTCCCGTTCCTCCGCCAAACAGTTCAGACAGATCAGGTTCCCATCCACAGGAGCGTGGGGACCCCTGGGACCATTCTTGAATAGCGCGTTATATCGAAGCGCCACCCCGTTGGGAAGCTTGACCTTCAGCGCCTTCTCTGACTTGTCATAGCCACAGACGGAACAGGACCCGCCCAACAGGTCAATCAAAGACAGCCACCTGTTCAGCTTGTCCTTCCGCTGGGCCGCCTGGTAACAGGACCTACAGACCTGATAGTGTTTCTGGCCGCGCCTGAATTCGTCCAGGTTCTTGTCCTCCTGACACTCCAGACACATCCTGATCCGCTCCCCCTTCACAGGGGGCTTGACGGACTTGGTCCTGGGAGCGTAGGGCTTGCAATCGGGACACACCTTCCGCGTCAAGCTGGCCAGCTTGAACTCCCGTCCACAGCGTTCACAGATAGCCATCTTGGACATCTATTCCTCCGTTTCTTCGTCCTCCTGGTCCTCCAGGACTGGGACTTCTATCTGGTCTACCTCCACGCCCTGGGGAAGGAACCAAACACCTGGGAACCTGGGGTCTGTGTCCACCTGGTCAGGGGTACATCCGAAGACCAAGGTGACCGCCGCCGTGACGGGGACCGTTTCGGAAGTCAGCTCCGTGACCGTCCACAGGTCATCATTGGAGTCCCGCATGGTTTCCCCTATGATCGTGGAGGATACATAGCGCCTGTTCACGCCACACACCCAAGCCGTCAGGATCACTGTCACGATCCCCAGCGCCACGATGGCGAACAGAACCGGGACCAGTAACGGGTTCAAGACTTCATACAGTTCCACCTTCTTCTCCCTTCGTGTTGGGCCTCTGGCCCGTTTCGTGTTCAGGATAGCCCCAGGGGGAATTGAACCCGCCGCTACATGGGTGAAAACCATGTGTCCTATCCACTGGACTATGGGGCCTTGTGTTCACCTGTTCCATGGTTTACAGAACGATCCTGGCCAACTGGCCCAGACAGAGTCCCCTTCTTCAAAACAGGGGTCATACACCGCCCAGCCCGTGGCGTCATCGTGGTAGAACAGTTCAGCTTCTCCGCTGATGATCTTGTCCTTCAGGTCCGGGTCCTTGTGGCTTGTGATCTGACTTTCAACGTAGACAGCCTTCCGTCCGTCCGCGAAGACCACCAGATAGGTCTTTTCAGGCATCCTTCCGCCTCCTTTCCTCCGCCCCCACGCCGTTGGCGTGGAGGAATAGAAGGAGTAGGAGCCCGAAGGCCCCTACTCCAAGTCCTAGCTTGACCAAGATGATCCAAAAGTCCACTTCAGTCCGCCTTGATCTGGGTTTCTTTCAGGTTGGGGAGCCTGTGGAAAGGCTTTTCCCCGCCCGCCAACATCCTGGACAGCCACCGGTATTCTTCAATGGTCCGTTCAGCCGCTACCAGCTTGGCCTTGGTGTCCCTGGCCGCCTGGTTCTCCGTCTGAAGATGGACCATCACCTGTTGGTTGGCCTCCAGGGCCTTGGCGTTGGTGTCTTCCAGCTCCTGAACCTTGGCTTCAAGCTCCTGGATCGTCTCCAATAGCTGGGCCTTGGTTTGTGTAGTGTCTGACAAAGTCAGTCCTTTCTCCGCGTGGGGGTTCTTGGGTTTGGGTTTAGCTGTCCAGGCCCTGGTTCCCTACGGAAGCCTGGAACTGATCCTGAAGGGGACCGTCCACCTTCGCCTGGTTGTCAGGGAGTCCCTGGCGCTCTTCCTCCTGGGGCTCTTCAGCCTCCTGGGGCTCTTCCGCGTCCGTGGGTTCCCCCAGCTCCGCGTCTTTATCCAGAAGGTCCTGGATGATCCCCACGATGAACTCCAGGATGTCCTTCAGGACCTCCATGTCAAAGAAGTCCTTGACATTCAAGGAGAACGCCTTGGCCTCCATGGGGGTGGCGTTGGGAAGGTCTCTGACCTCCGCCTTCAGCTCCCCCGCTCCAGCCGGAAGCGTGATCTCCAGGTCCAGATCCTTCCTGGGCCTGTCCACGTGGACCCGACATTTCACCGGGCCGCCTTGTCCGTCCGCGTGGAACGATAGTTCCACGTCTTTCCCGTCAACCGTCTTCGTGTAGCTTAACAGCTCCGCCATGTGGTCTTCCTTTCCGTGTTCGTTTCAGTGTGACGTGTGACTAGGGTGTCTATGAAGACTGGTGTGGGTCTAGCTCTTCCAATGCCTCCATGATCTGAGGGATCAGCCGTAGGTCATAGGGGACCCCGTTTCCCTTGGTTTCGTAGTCAGGAAGGGGGTAGTCCTCCAAGAGCGTCCCGTTCTCCAGGGATGTTTTAACCTGTTCAGTTGTGGGAAGTGACATGTTGGCCCCTTTCGGTTCTCTGGTCTAGCGGAAGGTCACACCTTTCATCATACCGCTTGACCTTGACGAAGGGTAGACAGGACGGGTCCGTCCACGCCAGGACCTCCTGGAGATGTTGCTGGCGTGAAGGGATGTTCCTGTTGATCTTGGCTACACAGCGCCCGTCATCTGTTCTACATCCAATACGTTCACACATTGTCCTTCCCCTTGGTGGGTTTCCTGATGACCCGCCGCTTGGGCCTCTTCTCTTCTGTCAGTAGCTGGGACCGTGAAATGGTCCTGGAGAACTTCTTGGGTGGTTTCACGCCTGAAGCCTGGTCTACAGGAACTCCAAACAGTTCATCCAAGGAGATCTCCAGCGCGTCCGCTATCTGGAGCGCCATGTGGATGTTCATCAGTGAACCCGTCTTCAAGCCCTTGGTGACAGAGCCATAGCTGACTCCCACGATCCGCGCCAGCTCCGCCTTGGTACTGATCCCCACGTCCATCATGGCCTCTTCCAGCCTGTTGACGTAGCGCCTGTTCAGGTCTGACCGGATCTCCTTGAAGCTTGGGGTCTTCGCCATGTAGACGTTCCTTCAGTGTAAAATTTCGTCTTATGTCACTACTATAGCCCGGGGCGGAAATCTTGTCAAGGAAAAAGAGACAAGATTTCAGGATTTTCTGGCCACCAGGACCATCTCCGTGGGGTAGGTCTGGCTGGCCCCTGGCCTGGCCTTGGAGAACCGCCCCGTCTTGGGGTTCCTGGTGGACGGGAGAAGCTTGGAAGGGATCTCCCGCTTGAAGACCCTGACCAGCTCCATGGCCGCCAGGTCTTCTATCATCTCACAGAACACAGCCGCGTTCTGGATCTTCACTCCCTTCAGCGTGGTGTCACCTATGACTATGACCATGTGGCCGCCCCGCTTCAGGATGTGGGACATGGCCAGCCAGGTCTCCCACATGTCCAGGTAGTATTGGGACACAGCCTGGGACGTGTGAACATGTTTGTCCTTCAGCCTCCTGACTATCAGCCGCGCCAGGGAACTGTTGGGCTTCATCGTGGACGTGACGTTGGGCCGACAGTTGGACCCAATGTAGTGGGCCTTGGCCTGGGAGTCCGTCCCGCTCAGATCCAGCCAGGCTATGGATAGCTGGTGGATGGACAGATAGTCATAGGACGTACAGTAGGGAGGAGATGTCACGATGGTGTCCACCCGCCCCTGGGGCCAGCCCGTCAACCAGGGACTCTTGGGGATGGTCTGGTAGGCCCCAAGGTGACCCGCCCGGAGCCCCGAAGGGAGCGCGTCCCAGTAGGCCGCCATCCCCGCCTCCATGTAGTCCAGGTGTTTCAGGAACAGCTCTTCCGCGTTCCCTATCCGCTTCTCCTTGTCCTTCACTGGCTTGGTGGAACTGTTGGACCACCTGGACGCTGGTTTCAGGATGTGGCTGAAACAGACCTTCAAGAACATCTGGATCTCTGGGTCATCCACAGTCATGATGTTCCCAAGAAGATGTCCCAGCCTGTAGATGTTCTCCTGGGGGAACCATCGAAGGATCAGCTCTTCATGGCGTTCTGGAATAATGGGTGACGGGGACGGACGCCCCACCCAACCTCTGACCTTCTTCAACCGGTGGTTCAGCTTCTCTGGATCTATTGGCCGCGCCTTGACTTCAGTGATCAGCGTGGCCAAGGGGTTGATGTCCGCCCCCGCCGAAAAATAGCCCTTCAGGAGCCCACAGACCAAGGTGGTCCCGCTCCCACAGAAGGGGTCAAATATCAGAGCCGCCCTGTTCCCAGGGCCGTAGTCTTCCAGGGCTTTGTCTACCAACTGGGGGATGAACTTGGCTGGGTATCTGTGGAACCCGTGGGTGTAGGCTGACCGCTCCTTCCGCGTGGCTCCCGCGAAGGTCCAGTCAGGGTCCACCACAGCCCCGTCCACCAGGTTGGCGTAGTAGGCCGTCTTCCTGATAGCCATCACTGACCGCCTTCCGTGGGGGCCGGGGATGGCGTGGTGATGTCCGCCACCTGTTCATCCAGTAGCTCTTCCGCCGTGTATTGGTCTTTGATGGCAATTTCCGCCCCGCCGTCCTGGACCGCGTTGATCAGGAGCGCCGTGGATAGCTGGACCTGGTCCCAGGGCTCCAGCTCCCAGGGAAGAAGGATCTGTGTGTGAAGAGCCTTCCGCCCAGCGTATTTCATCCCGCCGTAGAACCCGGCCGCAAATACCGCCAACACCGCCAGCGTGATGGCCACGCCTAACACCGGCCCCATGGGCCGCCTGTCCTGTGTCATCCTGTCCTCCTTACTGTCTACGTGTCTGGATGTAGTCTTCCACATCCGTCTGGGAGACCCTGATGTTCTTCTTCCCGATCCTGAAGGATGGAATGTCCCCGCGTTTGACCATCCTGTAGACGGTCATCTTATGGACGCCCATCTGGTCAGCCGCTTCCTTCAGGTTCAGAAGCTTGGGTCCGTGTTGTGTGTTCGTTTCTTCCATGTCTGGCCTTCTACGCCGCCGCCTGAAGCCGCTGGGCTTCTTCAAAGGTCAGCGTTTTTCTGAACTGGTTGGTCTGGTCAATGTCCCCTAGACCGTTGAACCTGTAGACGTGGTCCGTGTCCAGGTCCACGAAATAACAGGCTTCCCTGGTCCAGCCTCCTGGGTTCATCATCCGCTGGCCCTGGGGGAACACGAAATCCCAGACTTCATGTGTGTGGCCACAGATGTAGCCAAAGTAGCCTTCCGTGAACTTCTCCATGGCCGTCCTGGCGTAGTGTTCCCAGGTCAGCCGCTCCCCACAGGGGAACACCTGGTCCACCATCCAGTTGGCCAACTGAACCGCCCGCTGGTCCAACATGGGGAAGAGCGTTTCCAAAGCTACCGCCGTGGACAGGAACGCCTGGGCCGCCTTCAGGCCCTTGGAGGTGTTTACGTCAAAGACGCCGCCAGCTCCCCAGATCGGGTCCCTTTCGTGGCCGTGTTCCCTCCACCATCTCCGCCCCTGGCTGTCAATGAACTCCCCTGGCTCCGTGATGTCCCACATGAACAGCCTGTCCAGGTGGGTGATCCCGAAGTCATGATTTCCAGGGATGAAGTCCACCTGGGACGTGGCCAACAGGTGGAAGGTTTCTTCATATTCCTGGAGCGTCTTGACGTAGGTGTGGGGGAACAGGTCAAACACGTCCCCCAGGAGTCCCAGACGGTGGCCTTCAGCGTGGACCCACTGACAGAAGTCAAGGGCCAGGGGGTTCTGATCACTGGCCCGCTTGAACCCCTGGAAGTGTAGGTCCGCCGCCTGGACGTTCATGACTGACTCCCGTTGAAGATGACAGGGTTGGACCCCAGTTGGATCTCCGGATAGGCTCCCGTGTCACCCCGCTGGTTCCAGCGCCACAGCTTGACGTGTAGCTGTTCTCCCGCCTTGGTGATCAGGCCCACATAGCCCGTCCCCCGGTGGTTCGTGGCCCTGTATTTCACGTAGACGTTCCAGGAGCCTGAATGGGGCATTGGGACCCAGATCAGACCGCGCATAGTCCCGTCAGTTCCCGCTTCCTTGGCCGCCACCCTGGTGATATACAGGTAGGGTTTCTTCTCCCCTGGGTGGTCCCCGTTGTCCGTCCAGTTGGTGGCCCCGTTGGGTCCAACACAGTAGGGCTGATCAGGACTCTTCTGGGTGTTCCTGGGCTCCAGGTGTTTGTAGTCCACCAGCATGACCTGACCCGTGGAAGGGTTGACAAACTTGACATGAACGAAGGACAGACCCGCGCCTTTATCCCGTCCGTTGATGTAGCCCGCCACGTAGTTCTCCGTGGCCAGGATGAAGCCTGGGTGTCCCTCCGTCAGGGCCGCGCCGTCATAGACAGGTCCTTCAGGGGGGTAGAATTCGATAGGATCAGGGGGGTGGTCCTTGGTCCGGTGGTCCTTGGACCCACAGACTTCACAGGGTTCATATTTCTCCTGTTCCTTCTCCAGCCACTTCTTCAGCCAAGGGATCAGGTAGTCACCCACAGCCTTCAGAAGCTTTCCCATGATGTTCCTGTTGAATAGACCCATGATCATCCCTCCAGTTCCTCCCAGGTGGTCATGGTGACCTCCTGGGTCTGTGGCTTCCGCTCTTCCAGCGTAGGGACCAGAAGCCGCTTCCGTAGTTTGGGCTTTAGAGCGCCATTCATCTTCATGATCACCCGGGGGGTGATCTCTTCTATCTTCTGTTCCTGTAGTAACCAGGCTACCACAGAACAGACATCTTCATCATCCCAGTCCACGGGCTTCTGGCCGTTCTGAAGAGCCTGGATGATCTCCACGTAGGCCCGCCGCTGTTCAGGGTCCTTGACCGCGTACCAGCGGAACTTGGACGCCCATTCATAGACTTCATCATCCGTCAGGGGGCCTGTGGGAAGCCTGAACTCCCAGTAGGGTGTGGTGACCCGCTGTTCATCCAACCAGTGTTGGAGTTTTGTGTAGGCCACCAGGGCCGATCTGGACAGCGCCGCCTTCTCCCTGTTGGCTATCTTGGCCCAGTCCAGCCCTTCCTCTTCCAGCTCTTCCTTCATCAGGACCCAGTCATCTTGACGGTGTCTGGACAAGGTCTTGACCTTCTCTTCCCCATCGTGCCAGTAGTACAGACAGCCCCAGCGTTCCGTGGTCTTCCAGGTGGTGGAGTCCGTGGTGTAGTAGTAGCCCTTCTTCAGGGACCAGTCATCCGTGATCCCAAAGCCGTGGACCTTCGTCAGGAAGGCCCGCGCCACGGTCATCAGGTTCTCCACGTCCGCCCGGTCCAGGCCCTTGGTCAGCCCCACGTAGGGGAACCGCTGACACATCATTTCCCAGACCGCCATCCCCCGCTGGGGGTGGAACACAGGGATGACCGGGATCTTCAGGTGGGTGTAGGTGTCCCACCATTCCATGACCTGGTCCAGGCCCACCCATTCCTCCACGTCCAGCTCCACAGCCGTGTAGATGTAGTCCTGGTATTTCTCCAGCCAGGACAGATATTCATCATGGTAGGCTTTGAAGTCATCCGTGTCTAACTCCCGCCCCTTCTTCTGGAACGTGTAGGCCCCGGAGTCCACCATGAAGTCCACGTCTGGGTTGGCTTCCTTACGCTGGACTATGATGTCCGGTCTTTCCCTCATCTTCCAGTAGCTGACCAGGACCGCGTCCACCCTGTACTCCGTCACCAGGTCAAAGTAGAACTTTTCATCACACCCGCCAAAGAAGATCCGCGTCATGTTCCGTCCTCAGTTGGCCAAGGGATGGCTGATGGTTTCAGGTTGGGTGTCTTCGTCCTCTTCTTCCTCCAGGTCCACGCCCGCCATCATGGCCAGGATCTTCAGGAGTCCCACACCAGCCGTGATACAGAACGCCATCACCAGGCCAGTGATGAAGATGGCACAAATACACAGACACAGCTCCAAGATCATTCTGTCCATTCAGTCCTCCGTGTCTTCGTCAATCAGTCCGCCCATCTTCACCAGCCGCTTGGAACAGCGTTCCACACAGACCATGAAATGGGTAGGTTTCCAGTCCACGCCCGCCTTCTTCAGCTTTCCGTCAGGGATGTAGAAGGCGTTCACCCACACCCGCTCCAGGGAGTTGGTGGGGACTCCGCACATCTCACAGCATAGGATGGAACCGTCATTCTTGGAGTCCCAGCGTGTAGTAGTCTTCTGGGTCTTCTTCGCCCAGGGGAACGTCCGTCCCCGCTGGTCCCTGGCCCGCCTGACGTATTTCATCCGCCTGGGCCTGGGTTTGGGGGTCTTCGCTTTCGTCTCCGTTTTCACCTTGTCCGCCCACAACAGAGGGGTCACTTCTTCGCCTTTCTGACTTCTGTTCCTGTCTTGTGTAGGACATCACGGAATTCATTGAATTCTTGGGGGGTCAGCCCGCGTGTCAGTTGGACCAGCTCTTCCTCCTTCTGTTTGGTCTGTCCTTCTACTACCAAAGCTATGGACGCCTCCATGACCTTCTTCACCTTGGGGGACATCTTGATCCCGTTCATGGTGGCCGTCCGTAGATCGTCAGGGGTGGCTCCAGCCTTGGGGGCTGGGTCCGCCTTCTTGGGCTCCTTCTTGGGCTTTGGTGGATCAGGCTTGGGCTCTTCTACCTTGGGCCGCTCCACTGGAGCCCCGGCCTTCCGCCGCCTCCGCCTGGTTGGGAAAGCGTGGTCCTGGGTCACCCCGTCCACCACTTTCCAGTAGTGGGCCGCCAGGGCTTCAGGACTGTCAAAGACCTCCGCGTCCGCGTCCTTCAGGGACTCCAGGAAGGAGTCAAAGTCCACGTTCACGTCCAGGTTGAACAGGGACATGGCCTGGAACTCCTTGGCTTCAGGGACCCCGTCCAAGATCATCCGCCGCCTGTTGGGGTTGTAGAAGTCCAAGACCAGACCGTTGGTGTCCACGATCTTCAGGAGCGCGTCCCCTGTGTCTTCGTCCTTTCCTAGCCAGTTCTTCCCAGCGTTGGTCCGCCGCCAGTTCTTGTCAATCTTCCATCCCTGGGCCATGGCTCCCATGGACATGGTTTCCCCCATGGCCATCAGAATGTCCCGTTCACAGAAGATCTTGTCCACAGTGAACAGCCTGTCATCCATGGTTGGGTTCCGCCCTGGGTGAAAGACGTAGCCCTTCCCCTTCTTCTGGAAGGCCGCCCAGGAGTCCGACAGGTCCCGGCCGACCACAGCCCGCCTGACCTCCTGAACGTCAGACAGGTAGGCCGTGGCCGCACAGAAGACGCCCGCGCCCTGGTTGGTTCTGATCTTGGCTAGTGTAAACAACATGTCAGTCCCGTCCCTTCACCGTGGTCACAATGTCCGCCAGGTCAGACGTGGCGGAATTCATGATGGAGTAGCTGGTGGCCGCGTTGAACAGCGTGTCATCCACCCAGTCTTCCTCCCCTGTGTGCCAGGTGGCGTCAGACATCTGAATGACGTGTAGTTCTATGTCCTTGAAGTCAGGAAGCTGTTCAGGCCGTAGCCCCTGTTCCGCGTCCGTCAACAGAAGGATCTTGGCCCGCCCCAGGTCAGAGTCTTCTTTTTCCCTGGCCTTGGTGATGTCCTTGACCGCCCGCTTCAGCGCCGTGTCTATGGCCGTCCCGCCTCCGTTGAAATCTGACAGCCCAAGGAGCCGCCCAATGTGAGAGAAGCCCGCTTCCGTCTTGGCCTTGTAAAGCTTCCCAGGGCTCCCCGCGAAAGTCCGAAGGAAGGCCACGCCGTCCTTCTCCTGGATGTCCGCCAGGAAGGCCAGGGAGAACGCCGTAGCAAAGCCGCCCTTTGACAGGGTCCAGCCGCCCCGCTGTTGGCGTGTCTTCACAGAGATGGAGTCCATCATGGACCCTGACACGTCCACCAGAAGATAGAGTAGGGGCCTTCCCACGTTCTCCTGGTGTTCGTTCACCATCAGGGTCCCGTCAGCTATCTTCTGGAAGAAGACATCATCATCCATAGCCTGTTCCCTGGGGAGCGCGTCCACAGCCTGGGAGATGTCCGTGATGGTGGTCACATCTTCATCATCCGCTGGCGTGGGGGTCCTATTCCGCTGGGTGTCTTCGTGACTGTTCAGAACTCCCTTGACGAAGGTCACTATATCCAGGATGGACAGGATCTTGGCGTCCAGCCTGGCCGCCACCCTTTCCACAGCTCCCAGGAAGGACGAACCCGTGAACGTAGCCGGGGCCTTCCCTTTTCCAGCCGGTCCTCCGCCGCCAAAGCCTCCAGGCTGGCCCTGATCTTCGTCATCACCGCCCTTCCCGACCCCAAACAGCTCCTTCAGCTCTTCTTCCACCTTGGGGTCCATGGGAGCGTTGACGCCTCCTGGAATGATGGCGTCCAGGATCTTGGTGGGCTGGACCTTCGCCGCGCCTCCAAGGAAGCCCGCCTGGGCCGCGTTGGAAAACAGTTTGTTCAGGTAGTCAGCCCCGTAGCCCACCAAGGAGATCAGGCCCTTTGACGGGGGGTCCGGACAGTCCTCATGAACCAGCTTGTCCGGATAGGTGGTGTCATCCAGCCGCGCCACAGCTATGTGGGCTCCGAAAAGACAGTGATGTTGAAGGTTACAGCTTTCACAGGTCTTGATCCGCCTGATCTTGGACAGGGTCAACATGACCCCTACAAGCTGTTCAGCTTCGTCCAGGATGGAGTCAGAACTGACCTTGTCCCAGTAGGGGGTTTCCTCCAAGGATGAAATCAGCTCCCGCCGCTGACAGTATTCCGTGAACTGGGGTCCCATGAAGACGCCCAGTTCCTGGCTGGACTTGATCCGTTCTCCACGCCTGTAGTTCAACAGGTCAATGAACAAAGATCCTTCCACGCCGTACTGAACGCCTAACTCTTCCGCTTTTTCCTGTTCCTGTGGGGTGGTCTGTCCGTCCACTATTTCCATGGGTCACCCTTTCACGGAGCGTGTCCGTGGCTTTTTCTCTCAGTTTCTGGATGGTGTCCACGATGGCCGCCACCCGTTCATCCAGTTCAGGTCCCAAAGACTGGGCCGCCAGTCCAGAGTAGTAGGCTTCCAGCCTGACCAGGTTCTGGCTGACTTCGTTCAGCCACTTGGGGTCAGCTTTGTGGGTAGCGAAGGAGCGCCTAAACTTCCCCAGAAGGCTTTCCGCGCCTCTGACATTGTTGTAGACCTTGTCTTCCGCGCCCATCTTCTTGGCCACGGACTCCAGAAGCTTCCAGAAGTCCGCCGTACTACCTCCCATTGGAACGATGGCGTGACAGAGCGCCGACAGATCCACGCCTGTGACCACGTTGTCACCACGGAGCCAGGCGTGGGCCTTCATCAGGTCCAGACACCAGACTCTCCGCCTGGGGGAGATCACCTGGTAGGCGTCCTGACACCTGTCCAACAGCTCCGCCACGTGGTTCATGGTGAACCTGGACAGGTGAACCTTTTTCACTGACGCCCTGGCCGCCTGGAACTGTCTGAAGGACATCCGCTTCATGGGCCTGTGTTCCATAGACTGGGCCATCATCTTGACCTGGTCCGTCCTGGACATCTTCCCATCCACGGCTATCCTGATCAGGAACCGATCCATGACCGCGTCCGTGGCCAGCTCTGGCTTGTAGTAGTTGGTAGTGGCCAACACAGAGATCAGGGGACACCTGATGACCCGCCCGGTGTTTCGGCTGAAGGTCCGTTCATTCAGGACCTCCAGGATGGACCGAAGGAGGCCCGGGTGTGCGTCAAACAGTTCATCCAGAAACCCAAAGTCACAGTCCACCAGGGTCCCCGTGGTGTTATGTTCCACAGTTGCCTGGGTCCTGTATTTCTGAAGATCCATGGGTCCAAACACATAGTCAGGACTCATGTCACGCGCCAGTTGAAGCTTGAACACTGACGCGCCCTTGATCCCCCCAAGGACCAGGGAAGCCAACATGGACTTCCCGATCCCCGGGGGGCCTTTCAGGAGGATGTGTTGTCCGGCCAACATCGCCAGCCCCATCTGGTTGACGATCACCTGTCTGTTGACCATCCGTTCAGATACATCCGCCAAAAACCGCTTCATGACCTACTCCACCGGGACCACTTCGTCCACAGTTCCGTCCGCCGTCACCACGAAATACTGGGTCCCGTCAGGGCCTTCTGTCTGTCCAACATAGGCCGGATCCGGTTTCCCGTCCTTCCCTTCTTCCTTCCAGACAAAGGGACCTTCACTCTGGGGTTCGTCCAAGGGGAGACCGTTGGCAAACCCACAGCCGTTATGAAGGTATCCCTCCCCCCAGTCATGGCGGAGTCCGCTGTCATCGTAGAACGCCGCTTCAAACCTGATGACCAGGTCTTTGTCAGACAGCGCCTTCATGTCTTCCTGGATCACGTCAGGAAGGGAGGGGACCCACCATTCCTTGGCCTCTTCCAGGGAGTCCTTGAAATCATCCGTCACCATGGCCTTGGCCATGTCCAGGAAGGGGGACCAATCGAAGGCTAGACGGATGTCGTCTTCTTCATCGTCCTCTTCCTCTTCATCGTCCTCTTCTTCATCGTCCTCTTCTTCATCTTCTTCTTCATCCCCGGACCCCTCTTCTTCCGGGTCTTCCTCTTCTTCGTCATCCTCTTCCTGATCTCCGTCTTCAGGGTCTTCTTCGCCAGAGGTTTGGTCCCCCTCCGTTTCTTCCTCTGAACCTTCCTCCGCTTCGCCGTCCGCCCCTTCAGCGCCTCCATCATCCTGTCCAGGATCGTCTTCTTCATCTTCTTCTTCATCCTCCGTGTCTGGCTTCGTCACCGTGGAACCGTCCGCCAGGATCTCCCCAAGCCTGGAAGAGATCTCTGACAACAGGAACGTCATGTCCGCGTCCTCCAGCTCCACACCAACCAGCTCCCCGGCCTCCTTGGCGTCCGCCTCTTCCGGGTCAAAGTCAAGGTCCGCTTCATAGGCCCCCACCAGGACGCCCAGAAGCTTCTTCATCTTGGGGACCTTGGTCTTGGGCTTGAACTGGAACCCCAGTCCGGCCGCCAGGTCAACCAGCTCCGCCTTCTTCATCTTGGTCAGCTCTGACTGAAGAGGAAGAACCCGTAGTTTGTCCCCTATAGCCTTCTCCGGGGACACGTGGTCCCCTGTCAGGACATCTCTGGCCTTCGTCAACATCCCAATGGCGTCATCAATCAGACCTACCGCTTCTTCTGGCTTCATCTTTCCTCCTTGTGTGGGAAGCCCACTTTTTCGGAACTCTTGTTAACAGACGATAACACAGGTATACACTCCTGTCAAGGGAAAACTGTCTTCAGGGTTTTCCCCGCTGGGAAAAATTCAGTCTGGGGGGTCTTCAGGATGGAACCACTGACGGAACCCGTGGACCATCTGTTCCGTTTCATTCCTGAACGCCTGGTTCTCTGGGGCCTCCCCGCCGAAGGTGGCCCCTGTGGTGGGGGACTCCCAGACCGTGACTTCATGTCCAAGAACATCCTGAAGCTTCACCGCCCTGTAGGCGTACCAGAAATAGCGGGCCAGGTTCTCCACTGTGGGAGGCCCTGGGATCAGGAACAGGTCATAGTCCTCCCCGTCCAGGTGGGTCTCCAGCGTGTCAACCAGGGGGTCAGCGTAGTCCAAGACCAGCCTGTGATCCATGGCCCACCTGTTGAACGTGTCCAGGTCACGAAGGTCTCCGAAGTCCACCACAAAGTCAGAGTCCGTTGGTCCGTGGATCGTCACGTCCACCCTGTAGGTGTGACCGTGGATCATCTGACAGCCTGGGACATCCTTCAGTCTGTGGGCCGCCGCTATGGGTTTCAGGTGTTTGAAGATCTTCATGTCTGGTTCTCCCATATGTCTACGCCGCGTTCCTCATTTCGGACCTTGAACAGCTCCCACCCGTGGCTCCTGATCTGGCATGACTCACAGGTCCCACAGCCGCGCCCCCATTCATGCTTGGTCATGTCCAGCTTTCCGCTGATGTGGTAAGACATACAGGACACCGTCTTCAACACCGTCTTCAGAACCCCAATGTAGTGGGCCGCGTCAAACAGGTCCGCCTTGGAACAGCCCCAGACGTTGGACGTGACACTGAATTCCACGCCTATCCCCTGACTGATGGCGTCCCTGGCCGCCTCCATGAAGTCCTCTGACTGATCAGGATAGACAGGGGCTTCCGTGTCTGGTGTGTCATCCTCCAGGTGAACCGCCATGACTATGTCTTCCGCCTGGTATCTGGCCGCGAAGGTGGACGCGATAGCCAGATAGACCAGGTTCCTTCCCAACATAGTCCCGTCAGACATCCCATATTCTTCCGTCAGCCGCCTGGTATTGGACCCGCGCCAAAGATCGGAGATCCTGACCGTTTCCAGCTTCATGGTCCGTTCATCCGTGGACCACATAGCCTTGGAGATCTTCTTGGCCTCCTTGACCTGGCCCATGGCTATCCGCCGGAACTCCCCCATGGCCTGGCCGTGTTCCACGTATACGCTGACCACGGAATGTCCGCTGATGGCCAGTTCAAACAGCGCCACAGCGCTGTCAAGTCCCCCCGATAGTAGAAGGATGGTGTCCACTGGTCTCTTCATCGTGTGTTCCTTTCGTGTCTTCGTGTGGGAGCGGGGGAAGGACGCCCGGAAGCGTCCTTCCCCCTATGGAGTGAACATCCTATGACCTTTTCTTCTTGGCCTTCGCCCGCCTTTCCCTCTGGAGCCGCATCTTCCGCCGTTTCGGGGGCTCCTTCTTGGGGTTCTTCTTGTAGTAGCTGTCCCAGCGCTTGACCGCCGCCTTCTTGGCCTGGGACTTCCGCTGTTTGGCTGACTTCTTCTTGGCCTTCTGTTTCCGCGCCTGTTCCCTGATGGCCCGCTTCACCGCCGCCTGTCTCTGTCTGGCCGCCACGTTCCCGATCTTGGGAAGTCCACGGATGGCCCGCTGTTTGTTCTCCTGGCGTGTCTTCCACGCCAGCTTCCCCTTCTGGCTGGCGGACAGGTGGCCTGTGGGAACTACCGTGACCAGCCTGGCCTGTTCCACCTTCTTCATGACATCCGAAGCCGCCCGCTCCACGTCAGCCCTGGTGATCACATCCCCCTGGCCCGCCGCTATCTTGGCCGCCTGGACAGCTCCCGTCATCCCCATGAAGATGTTGGCTGGAAGTGTCGCTGTTCTACCCATCGTTCACTCCTTGATCCAATGGAATGGCCCGCCACACAAAGGCGTCCTTGACGTAGGACTTCCCTTCTTCATCTGGCTCCGTCTTCACCATGACCCGCATGGGAACGAAGGCCACCATGATGTTGAACAGCTTGGCCAGCTCCATCATCATGGCGTGGACCGCCTTGTCCGCCTGTTGACCAGCGTTCCCACCCAGGTAGACAAAGTCAACAGGCCGCTTCCCTGACCTCCAAAGGTTGGCCGCGTAGCGCCCCGCTGAATGTGACTTGGTGGTTCCACTAATCTTCAATGATCCTCTGTGAAACTGGTACAGCTTCACATCATCCACTTGGACTTCCTCTTCCTTGGGCATTAGTTGGGACCTCCTGTTCTGTGTCTTCGTCCTGAAGGGCCTGTTCAACCAAGTCAAGAGCCCGGTTCATCCTCATGTTGATGACCCGCGTGACCAGTTCATCCAGGTCCTTCTGGCGTAGTACCAGGAAGAAGCCAGGTTTCCCCTTTTCCACCAATGCTAGGAGCGGAAACTTCTTCTCTTTATTCGCCTTCTGTAAAACGTCACGGAACAGCGTCAAGACGCTGAACCTTTGTCTGTATTTTACTTCAATATAGAATTCTTCGCTATCCGTGTCTGAACTCGTGTGGGCCTGTTGGTTGTTTGACCCTGATAGGGAGATCCTGACAGCGTCAAACCACTTCGCTACCGTCCGTTCAGCCCGCTTCCAGTTGTCAGACGTAGCCATCAGCGTGAACTCCAGTAGACCCTTGGACCTGGTCTGATGTCAACATGGACGTGGGACAGGTAGAAACCCAAGCCTGTGAACCTGGGTTCCAGAAGACAGTAGCGCCAAAGCGTGACCACGTCCCAGCCCTCCACGTTGATGTCCGCCGCCCGTCCCAGTAGGTGTTGGGATCGGGAGGACGATCTGGGAAGGGAAGCGTTATACTCCAGACACCTGATCCCGCCGCCCTGGGAGATGTAGATGGGACGCCCAATGTCATAGCGCATATCCTGAAGAACCCTGACCAGGTCCAGGGACACAGACCACAGTCCACATCCACAGGGACAGGTGAACTCTTCAACCGTGAAATTCTCCGTCCAATAGGTGGGCATTATTCCGCCTGATAGAAGGTCTTTCCCCTTCTGGTCATCTCCCGTGACAGGGTTCCATAGTTGTTATCAAACCGCCTGACCATGGTGGCCATCATCGCCTTGGTGGCCTCCGCCACGTCCAGGTTGAACTTCCTGGCCTTCCATGTCTTGTCCGCGTGTATCAGCCTATCAAACTTCCACTTGTCCCTGGTGTCCGCCTTCTCCATGGTCTTCAGTAGCTGGGCTTCCCGCTCCTTCAGAGCCGTGGTAGCCGTCTTCACCTTGTCTGACGCCTCCGCCAGCCTGGTCTCCGCGTAGGTCAGCCACCCTGACATGTAGGCCGCCCTGTCCCCCAGCTCCTTGTAGGAAATCCCAGTCAGATCCTGGGGAACATCTTGCCAGGTGTTGTCACCGTCAGGCTTTAGGGGCAAACAGAAGCCGTCTTTTCCGACCTGTACCAGAACCCTTTCGTGTATTGGATCTTGACCTGGACTGGGTGTGTTTGGTCCTTTGGGTGGTCTTTTCAGGAAGGCCATTCAGAAATTCCTCCAGCTTGTCTCCGCCCCTACAGAGATATTCATATTCACAGGTGAAACAGTAGGCTTTCTTGGGCTTGGGTGGGAACGCCCTGTTCCCCACCATGGCGTTGAACTCCCTGGTCAGTTCTACCGCCCGCTCCAGCTCCACCGGATCGTAGACTACCACTTCATCATGGGGCTTCTGGTTGTCCTTGTTTTCGTAGAGTAGAATTCCCTCTTCCAGGCCAAGAAGGTGGAGATATACCTGTAGCTGGAGCCTGTGGAACTGGTCCTTGGCTCCGCCCGCCTTCATACAGAAATTCTTGTTATTGGCGGACTTGATCTCCAGAAGGTAGCGCTTCCCGTGTTCCCCCCGGAAGGAAGGCCAGGTTCCCTTCTTGACTTTGATGATCCCGTCATAGCGCCCGCTGTAGGCTACGTCATCCACGTAGCCCTGGGCTCTGTCTTCACAGGACTCCAAGATCCCCATCCTGTGAAGGATGGACTGGAGCCTGATGTGGGTGAAGGTCCCATTCTTCATCCTCATAAGCCCTTCAGCCAACTGGGGGGACCGTCTCATCTTCTCCAGATCGGGGGGAGCCTGGAAGGCGTCAAAGAAGATAGACCTGGGACAGGCCCCCAGACGGGACGGAGAAAACCCCTTCACCGTCTTGGGGGTCATGTTCTCTTCCGCGTCCAAGATGGCCCTGATGGACGCCAGCTCTTCCTGTTCATTCTGTTGTCTGGTGATGTCCCCTGTCTTCAGGGCTATTTCATTGTCCACCATGAACTGGGCTATGGCCGGTGATAGTAGGCTTTCCGCCGCCGTGGCCACAGCCAGACGTTCCTTCAGTGACATCCGTGACTCCTTACATGTTGACGGGGAACTGGGGCTTGGCCTTCGTCTTCGTGATCCTGGCCGCCTTGATCCTCCGCTTGATCAGTGACTTGGTGTTTCCGTGGTGGTCCACCCAGATCTTCCCAGCCTTGTCTTCATAGACAGAGACCTTCCGCCTGACCGTCTTGGCTGAACCCTTCTTCCCCTTCACTCCCTTCTTGGTGTAGGTGATGGTGACCTGTCTTCCTTCCCTGGCCGCTTTCCTGATCTCACGTAGTCCCGCCATCACCGTCCCTCATTTCCAAGAAGTCCTCTTCAGGGATGATCACATAGCTGAACTCCCTGTTCCCTTCACAGAAGGTGACCAGGAAGACGGGAGACTTCTTGTGGATCAGCGCTTCCTGGCCGATCTTCCGAAGCTCCGCCAGCTTCAGCTTGTAGCTGGCCTTGTCCGTGTATTTCAGTTCATACAGGTGGGGCTCCGTCTGACCGTCACCCTTCCAACCTGGTAGCGCCCCGCTGGCCGGGTTTCGCCGCCCGCCGTGGCGCTTCATCACCTTGTCTTCATGTTTCCGTGACCTGGACGGGCTCACTGTCTGAACCTTTCGACCGCCACAGCCATCAGAGCGTTCCTGACTTCCGCGTAGACCTTGGGATCTGTCCGGAGTAGTTCCTTGAACGCCTTCTGGGTGTGTGACTTTCCCTGGAACTCCAGCTTGGAGGCCACCTTGGCCAGGACCCCGTAGTAGAGCCCGTAGTCAATCAGGTCCGTGATGTTGTCTATGGTCCCGCTGGGGTTCCCGTCTCTGGGCTTCGTGTGGAACCTGAACCCGCCGCGTTCGTCCTGGGGTCCGCCCGCTTTGTTCTTGGACACCGTGAACTTGATCTTCAGGCCAATGGTTTCCTGGATGTCCTTCTTCTGGGGGGTCTGAACCTTCTTCCTGACGAAGGCTTCCCGCGTCAGCTTGACCTGTTGGGACACGAAGAACTCCCGCGCCCGTCCGCCCGTCCCGATCTCTGGACTTCCGAACATGACCCCCACCCGCTCCCTGACCTGGTTGATCAGAAGGAGCGTGAACTGTGGGTTCTCTTCCATCAGGTCCTGGCGTAGCTCTGACAGAACCTTTCTACAGAACTTGGTCACCAGCTTGGCGTGGAGCCCTGGTTGGCCCCAGTCCATCCCTTCCTCCGTCTCCTTGGTGGGAACCATGGCCGCGATAGAGTCAAGAACAGCCAAGACTGGGACGTTGGTGTTCCGTAGGTCCCGTAGGATCTCCACCATGGCGTCCCCAGCTTCTTCACCGCCCGCTGGCCGTACCAGGACGAACCTGTCCAGGTCCCCGCCCAGCTTCTCCAGCCAGACCTTGTCACAGGACCCTTCCAGATCCATGTAGACCGCGAAGGCTTCAGGATACTTCTTCATGAACTCCACACAGGCCAGCGTGGCCAATGTGGATTTACAGGTGGAGAAGGCCCCCATGATTTCAATCATCCGACCTTCCGCCCACCCGCCACACAGGGCAAAGTCCAGAGCCAGACAGCCCGTGGGAAACCGCCTGATGTCCAGGCTGACAGCCTTGGACGCCTGGACCAGGACGCCCCGTCCATAGCGCTTCTCCATGTTGGCCAGAAGGCCCTGGATGGCGTTGTCAGTTGATTTCTTCATACAGGTCATCCATCTTACATCCGAAGATTTCACACAGGATCAGAGCCATGGGAGAAGACAGGAAGATTTCCCCTTCTTCCAACTGGAAGATGAACTGACGCCTGACGCCGATCTGGCGGGCCAGGTCCACCTGTTTCATGATACCAGCTTTTTCCCGCTCTTCCTTGACCCGGCACCGGTAGCGGGCCTTGACTTCAGACGTGGGCCTGGAGTCCTCCGCCGTGGTCTTCTTCTTGGGTAGGATCTTCTTCTTCTTGCTAGGCCGCTTCAGCGCCTTCTTCTTGGTCTTCTTCACGTCCTTCAGCTTCAACATCTTCAGTCAGCTCCTTCCAGTTGGGTCCCAGCTCCGCGTTCACTCTGATGGGGACAGGGAGATCCCTGACGCCTTCAGGAGCCTGAACCATCAGGTCCACGATAATGTCCCGCGCCTCCGGCGCCACGTCTTCAGGGGCTTCAAACAGTAGTTCATCATGGACCTGGAGAAGTAGGTGGGTGTCCAGCTCCCGGAGCCGCCTGTCATGGTGACAGCGGATCATGGCCTGTTTGATCCAGTCTCCCACGGAGCCCTGGATGGTGTTGTTTATCAGTTCACGTTCAGCCCCTAACCTCTTGTCCTGGGAACGTGACTCCAGGTTCTCCACGGACCTGGGCCGTCCAGTGATCAGCGGAACGAACCCGCCAACCTTGTGAAATTCAATCCACTCCCGCCGCCAGGTCCTGACGCCGGAGTAGGTTTCAAAGAACCGTTCTATGTATTGCTTGGCCACCATCTCTTCCGTGGGCTCCCCCTCCACGGTCAGGGTCATGGCCAGGTTGGCCGGTCCCAGCCCATACATCAGGCCAAAATTCAGGGCCTTGGCCACGGGCCTGGACACATGACATTCATCCGCTGTCATCTGGTGGATGTCCCCGTCCGTCTGGTAGACCTCCACCAGCCTGGCGTCCCTGGAAAAGATGGCCATCATCCTCAGTTCAAACTGGGAGTAATCCACATCTATCAGCGTGTATCCTGGCCGCGCCCTGAAACAGGACCGGATGGAGACGGAGCCAATGTCCGCCCGCTTGGGAATGTTCTGAAGGTTGGGGTTTGAACTGGAGAACCGGCCCGTCACCGTCCCCACAGGGTTTAGGGACGTGTGAAGGACGTTCCCGTCATCCGTGTAAGACAGAAGCCCCGTCTTGGTGTTGACGTAGGTGTTGTAGAGTTTAGACAGGGCCGCGTGTTCCAGGATCTTGGGGATCATGGGGTGATATTCCTGGATCAGGGCCAGGGTCTTCTTGTCAACCTTCGCCTGGCCTTTGTCCGTCCTGGCGATACAGGGGAGCCCTAGCCCCTTCTTCCGTCCCGTCTCCCAAGGCTTCCTGAATTCACCAAACAGGACGTTTCCTAGCTGTTGGTTGGACGCCACGTTGAAGTGACCGCCCGCCTCCACCAGGATGTCCCCGTGTAGTTCCTCCAGTTTGTTCTCCATCTCCCAGGCCGCCCGGCTGATCTTGACATCATCCAGCATGATCCCCCGCCGCTCCATGGTCTGGACCACTTCCAATATCTGGGACTCCTGGCCCCTGAAGAACTGTTCCCTGACGGAAGTGTTGGGTCCGCCTTTCCTGGGGATGAACCCCACTGGGGTCAGCTTCAAGTGTTTCACGTCCTTCACTGGGGACGTTCCTTCCGTCAGAGCCTTGTATAGCTCCCAGGTGATGACCGCGTCCAGCTCCGCGTATTCGGACAGCTTGTCCACATTCTTGAAGTCCACAGCCCTGGTCTGGGTCTGGTAGCGCCCGACCAAGGGACCCATGGCCTTCAGACCTTTGGGCCTGTTTTCATTCTGGCACCAACAGCCCACCATGGTGTCAAAGATCCTGACCAGGGGGACCCTGTGGTTCCCCAGGACGTAGTTATCATAGTTGGAATTGTGAAGAACCTTCAGAACTGTGGGGTCCCCAAGGAACGGACCTAGAACCTCCAGGACCGCGTCCGTGGTAAGGAAGCCGGGGAACTGGACCGCCAGGGGGATAGCGTATGAATGATATTCAGGCCCGTCACCCCAACACAGGGAGACCATGTTAAGACGCGCCCTTGGTAGCATCCTGGCGTCAGATCTCTTCCCTGGGATGGTGATGGGGAAGGTCTCTGTGTCGATGGAGAACGCGGGCTGGTCTTCCAGCCGCTCCCGGAGATCCCACAGTTCTTCAGGTGTTTTGATGATCACGGTTTATGAACCTTCAGCCCAGGGATGGCTCCCTTGACAGGAATGACCTTCCCTTTGGGGGCTCCGCCCTGACCCTTGGCGCTGGACAAGATCATGTCCTTGACCACGTCCAGAAGTAGGTTCAGAAGACCCAAGTCCTGGATGTTGGTCTTGAACGCCGTGGTCCCCTTTGGTGACTGGGAGACCACGATGAACTTCTCCACGTCCTTGGCCAGGTTCTCCACCTGGCCGTGGTCATGTGTGATCTGGATGGTGATGGCCATGGCTAGACATCCTCCTGTTCCGCCACGTTCCCAGCCAGTCCAGCCTCCGCTATCTTGGCCAACTGTTCCGCCTGGGACAGGGGCTTGTAGAATTCGCCCAGGTTGTCACGAAGCCTTGGGGGAATGTCCATCCCATCAGGAACTTCAGGGGACTCTTCCATGTCAGGGACCAGAACATACTGGGCCTGTTGAACGCCGTTCCTGGTGATCTCGAAATCCCGCCCAGTCAAAAGGCCCTTGTCAGCGAACTTCTGAATGTTCTGGTGAAGCTTCTGAGTGGTTTCAAACAGCCTGGGGGTGTGACAGTGTGTCTGTCCGTCCTTCTTGGAAGTCCACTCCGTCCGGTCAATGACTTCATAGACCGCCCTGACGGACCTGTTGACTCCAGCCGCACAGAACGCACAGGTGACCGCCTCCGCGTCAGGAACCTCCACGCCTTCACCACAGACGAAATAGAACCAGCGCCCCTTGATCTGGATGGCGTGGTAGTAGACCCCTGTGATGTGGGTGTTGTCCCTGAACCTGACCGTCTTGGAGTCCCCGTCTTTCAGGTAGAGCCTGGGGACGTAGCTGGTGGAAGCGTTCTGGGCCGCCTCCGCCTGTTTGTCCAGGGCCTTCTTCAGTTGGTCCGCGTTCAGAAGGTAGGACGGCTGATCCCCGCTGGGAGCCGCTGGGGCCTGGGTTTGTTCCGCGCCGTTCCCGTTCTCTTCCTCTTCCTCTTCTTCGTCCGCCGTGAAGCCGATAGCTTCCGCCACGCCCTTCAGGTCATCCGCCAGCTTTTCATAGGCGTCTTCGTTCTCCGCCAAATGGGCCAGCGCCTTCTCCGCCAGCTTGGTGGCGTCATCCTTCTTCATGACCTTCAGGTCCATGGCCCTGACCAGCTTCTTCAGTTGAAGCCTGGTCTGTCCTTGGAAGGTGGTGTCCTTCACATCCTGTGACATCGTGGTCTCCTTTCGTGTGGGATCGTGTGTAGAACGTATTGTCTACACTGTAAACCTATTCCTTGGCACTGTCAAGGGAAAAATGTCTATAGGCCAACCAGCCGGGCGGATTTCAGTGAGCCCTGGAACTGGTCTTCCGTCATGTCAGCCGGGTCCTTGACGCCTTCTGGGTAGTCCACCTTGAACAGCCTGGTCCTCCTTCCTATCCAGCCGTCCACTGTGGTGATCATCTGTTCCCCGCCTGGGTCATTGTCAAACATCAGGACCACCCGCTGGCCGTAGTCAACCATCAGGTCCGCCTGTTTTCTACTGGGAGCGCCACCCGTGGACACCACGTTGGGGTAGCCAAAGGAAGCCACCTTCAAAGCGTCCAGCTCCCCCTCTGTGACTATCAGGGGCTCCCTGGTCTTGGACTCACAGGTCAAGGGTCTGAAGAGCGCCAGGCCCCTCTTGAACCCGAAGTAGGGAAGAGTCTTGGGTTCCACCAGACTCTTCCTAGCCCGGCCCGTCATCCCGTGAAGCCGCTTCCCTCCGTCCTCCCACCAGGGATAGATCACCCTGTCCTGTTTGGGATCATAGCCCAGCCTACAGTCCCCCGCCACAGCCAGGGACACACCGCGCTTCACCAACCAGAACCCCGCCTTCTTCTGGTGGACTTCAAAGGGACGAAACAAGGACGCCGGAGTGAACTGGACTTCTTCGTTCATCCATCTCCGTTCAAACTCTGGGATGTCCCCTGTGAATTCCGGAACCGTGTAGGAACCGAACTTCCCGATGAACTCCAGCGCCCGTTCTTTCGTGGTGGCCATGACCTTCTGAACCAACCAGATCAGGGTCCCCTTGGCCCCGCATGAATAACAGTTCCATGGGTGGAACTGTTTGGTGGTGGAGATCCCCCAAGAAGGACGCCGTTCATGGTGGATAGGACACAGGCCCGTGATGTTGGTGTGTCTGGGGGTCAGCCCTTCCACGCCGATGGCTTCACACAGGTGGAGAAGCTGTCCCGCCGTCATGACTGGGCCTCCTTCTTCTTCCTGAACTCGTTTTCAATCTTGACCGCCACTTTGTCCGTCCTCCGCTCTTCCTCTGGCTTGATCTCCCCTGGCGGGACTTCATCGAAACATGGGGGGTCAAAGGTGAACCTGACGTGGAAGCCGCCTATCCCTGAATTCCTGGACTTCTCCACGTTGAAGGTCCTGACCGGGTCCTTCCTGACGCCCGCCAGTTCAAAGACATAGTCAGAGTGATGGGTGATAGCGTCAGCGTAGTAGACCGTGGCCAGGCCGCCGCCTGTCTTCCCACCCTTCTCTTCCCCGCCTTCCCTCCGCTCCTGGAAGGTCTGAAGGATGAACACGTTCTTGGCCTTGGCCACCCGCTTCATCATCCTGGCCACCTTCACGCCCGTCTCTGACAGGCCGACCTTGGACGCCCCAATCAGGAGATCCGCGCCGTCAATGATGACCACGTCCGGTCTGTATTCCTGGATCTTGGACACCACAGACTGGACCCCCACAGCTTCGTCCAGGTCTTCGTCATCCACAATGATGAAGTCAGGAAGGTTCTGGCTCTTCATCCGTCTGATGGCCGCCTTCAGCTTCCGTTCCTCTTCCGCCTTCAGTTGGCCCCGCGTGTAGCGTGTATAGGACAGACCAAAATTCATACAGTCAGCCCGCTGGGCTATCTCTTCCGCTCCCATCTCCTTGGAGATGTAGACCACCCGCGCCCCCTGTCTCCACCAATGGAGTCCGAAGACCAGAGTCATCCAGGTCTTCCCCACTGATGTCCTGGCTATGATGGTGGCCAGTTGTTTGGGTTTGAACTTGGGGGCCATCTTCGCCAGCGTAGGCCAAGGGGAAGTCAAACCGTCCGTCTTCAGCTCCGCCTGGAGCCTTTCGTAGCTGGACCACTTGTCCTCCTTCTGGGCTGACCAGTCCAAGTCCGCCCTGGTGTCCCAGACATTTTGAAGACTGGTGACCGCGTCAAATATCTTCTGTGTGGCCTTCGTGGCCGCGTCTTCATCCAGGGACTCCAGGTCCACCCTGACCTCCCCCACCAGGTCCCTGACTTTGTTGAACTTCTCCCGTTCAAACAGTTGGTCCGCCCAGTAGGACAGGGGGTCCGTCTCCGTGGGGAACTTGGGGGCCAAGGACGGGAAGCTATTCAGGAACAGCCGCTTGGAAGGGATCGTTCCGTGGTCCTTCCAGAAATTCCTGATCCACGTCCATTCCGTGATCCTGGACTTGAACAGGTCCAGCCCTTGACACCCCATCAGAAAGGATGTCCGTTCAGCCTGGGAACTATCGTAGAAACTCGCCAGCGCTTCCACTTCCATGTCAGCCATTAGCTTCCTCCTTCTTCGTCTGGATCAGTAGGGGAAGGTCATAGACATCCGGTTCAGGCCGTGGATGGTTGGCCGCCGTACAGTCCAACAGGTCCTTGGAAATCTGGTTCCACAGATGAACATCATCCTCCAGTGACTTGGTGTTCCGTAGGTAGGCCGCTGGGTGGGTGACTTCGTAGAGTAACACCCCACGGAGGACCATGGGGTAGGTGAAGCCGCGCCGTCCGACTATGGCCGCTTCAGAGATCCGCCCAAGCATGATCAGGATGTTGGGCCTGATGTGGCGTAGGGTCTCCACCAACCAGGGCCGACACTCCAGAACTTCTCCCGCTTTGGGGGCTCTGTTTCTTCTGTTCTGACGGGGGTTACACTTGACCACGTTGGTGATGAAGACCCGCCGGTTCTGGGGAACCTTCTTCCCCGAATACTTCAGACCCAGATGGGCCAGGATGTCATCCAAGACCTTCCCAGCCGGTCCCACGAATGGGACGCCGCTTTCATCTTCCTGGGCTCCTGGGGCTTCGCCAATGATGACAGCTCTGGCGTCCTTGAACCCCTTCCCGAAAACCACATTATTCCGGGCCTCTGATAGCCCGCATCTGGCACATGAACACGTCTTCTCCCTTAACTGTGGCCAAGAGATCCGCCTGTTTGATGGCGGTTTCAGGATCTTCATAACCGTTCACTCCGTTCATACACACGCCCCACGTCTGGGGAAGGTTGGAAATGACCAGACAGCCTCTGAACATGGTCATCCATTCCTTCAATGCCTTCTGGTCAGGGATGACCAGGTAGTCCGTGAAGAAGAGCGTTGGCCCCGATTTCTGGAGCCGGGATTTCATTCTATCATCCGTCACCAACAGGAAGACGGAGTAGAAACTGGAAGCGTCAAACAGCCACTGTCTGACGAACATGGGGACTTCATAGCTGACCCGCCGTAGGACCTTGGACTTCTTGGGTGTGAAGACCACACCAATGGCGTCCACCATGATCACAGGCTTGGGGTGGATGTTGTCCCAAGGATCGTCAGCCATTTGACCCTCCAAGGTTAGCCACCAACTTCTCCCTGTAGCCTTTGGCGTCCCCGCATTTCACGATCTGGAACAGGTCCGCGATGGTGACACCAAGACGTTCCCCCACCAGGTCAGCCAAACTAGACCCACCCGTTCCCAGGGTCATGGGAGGAAGGTGGGACAGGATGACCGTGGACCTTCCGTCTTCAATCCTCCGAAGGATGACCTTCTGTAGGATGTGCCAGCGCCAGTCTTTGGCGTCAGCTACTTCCACCAGGTCAAAGACAGCCAGGTCCACTTCTTCGTAGTGACTGACCACCAGGTCATTGGGGGTGAACTCCGATGGCCTAACAGACCCGAAGACCTCCGTCAACATGGACATGGGGGAGATGAATTTGGCCGTCATGTCCATAGCCAACACAGCCTTCACCATGGTGGCTCCCAATAGCCTGGTCTGGGCCAACAGTCCACCCTGAAGATAGATGTGTTGACCAACAGCTTCCACTGGGTCCTTCTGAAACAGACCCACGAACCTCCCCACCTTCCCCGCCGCCTTGGGCGGCCCGGAAAACGCTGGCAATGAAGGCGTGTAGAACTCCGCTGGAATTCCCGCTTCCCTCAGTTCAGCGAAGGTGACAGTCTTGGCTTCCTCCACTTGGGTTCACTCCTTTCACTTTTTACTTGACGCCTGGCTATAAAGGTTCTTCCTGACGGAAGAACCATTGTAGGTACTTACCAGCCCTATCCGGGTCTTTAGATATTCAGGATCTATAGATACCCATGAACGTCCATGAACGCTAATAAGCGCTATCGCGCCCGCGCCCGTGCGCGTACATATATAGGGCCAGAAATTCACAGCGCCTCCTTGGCCAGGACTTCCATGATCCCCTGGTGTTTTTCAAACAGCTCCCGGATGGTGTAGTCCTGGACGCCCAGGGTCTCCCCGTCCATCATGAAGGCGCTGATCCCTTTGTGGACCACGAAGGCCCCGAACGTCCGGACCATGTGTTTGATCCGGATGTGGTCCTTCTTCTCCGCCTTATACCTGAACCCACGGACCTCCTGATGGACCGCGTAGAAGAACTTCAGAAGATCCGTGGGGTTCATCTTGTCCGCCGGTTTCCCGCGTGGCTTCAGCTTGGCTTCTGGCTTGTGGACCCCCTGGCGCTTCAGCGCTTCAAAGTCCACGTCCGCCAACCTGTCCACGCCCTGGGCCTTGGCCAAGGCGTCAGGATTGTAGGTGAACATCCGCTTGACTTTGATGGTGGGGGTCTTCAGAAGAACGTCCGCCTGGACCAGCTCCTTCATGTGGTTCCTGATGGTGTCTGTGTCCGTCTCCCGAAGCGTGGACAGCTCTGACGTGGACGGAAGCCGTCCGTCACTGAAATGGGGGATCATCTCCATCAGCGTGACTTTGGCTCCGTCCGTCAGCTCCGGGTGTCTGGCTATCAGTAGGAGAAGAATGTAGTCCATCATCTGACCTGTAGGTTCTGGGCCAGCTCCGCCACTTCCGCCAGCTTGGGGACCAACTGTTCATCCACCATGTTCCACGCCTCCTTGAACGTGTCACTGACCTGGTGGCGTTCACATGGTAGCTGACAGGCCGCTGACGCCCCTGTCCCGTACAACATGACCGACACCTTGACCTCCACAAACCCAACTTCCTTCTTCCCCTCTGTGGTCTTCACAGGGGCCTTCCTGGACTTGGTTGATTTCTTCGTAGCTTTCTTAGATTGGGGACGCAAGAGCCGTGATTTTGCCATTTTTGACCTCCGTCTTCAGCCGCTTCACTTCCAAAGCGGCCCGCTGTTTGAACCGTGTACTTTCAATGGATTTCCCGGACTTCTTCAGCCGTCCGTCAGAGCCTGTTCTGTTCAGTCCTTCCTGTTCCAGTAACATCTTGAAGATCCGGATTTCCTGGGCCGAATACCAGCGCCGTCCGTCCCGTAGCTTGAAGATGGGTTCAGGAAGAACTCCCTTCTTGTCCCAAGCCCTGATAGTCCTGACAGTCCGGCCCAGGGCCTGGGCCACCACAAACCTGGAGTAGACCGTGAACTGGGTCCCCCCAAGGGTCACCCACTTCTCCTTCCGTTTGTCTATCTTGCTTTCTGTCTGGGCCGTGTCTGTAGCTCCCGCCATAACGCTTCAACCTTTCGTAGGTGATCGGAGAACAGTTCACCCGCCGCTACTTCATCTTCAAAACTGAGGATGAAGGATGGACTCCTGATCACGATGAAGGGGGTCAGGTATCCCTTCACAGCGAATTCATCAGGAAGGATGAACTGTCCCGCCAGGGTTCTGATGTCAGGGGGACTGACGCCGTGTCCCAGTAGATATTTAGCCGCTTCCTTCCCCACTACCACCACCAGGTTGGGACAGAAGGCTTCCAAGATGTCCTGAAAGACTTCTTCACAGGCCCGTAGGTTGGCCACCCGTGGGGTGTGTGGGAACGAACACAGCGGAAATGAAAAAGCCACCACATCTTGGGGGAACCTCCACCCAATGTCCTTCCATATGGGTTCAAAGAAGGACAGGTCTTCCATGAAGGCGTCAGGGCTGAACACCATGAACGTCTTGGGGTTCTTGGATCTCCATTCCGCCCGCTGTTGGGTGTTTTCCGGACACAGGCTACAAACAGGACCACCTGTGTTTAGAAGATCACTTCTTTCCTTTTGAAGGATCTTTGACGTAAAGAGCATAGCTGGTCTCCTTGGTCAGTAGCCGTCCCAGGTCCGCGTCAGAGATTTCTCCCAGTTCATGAAGGGCTTCAATCTTGGCGTCATCTATGACCTGACTGGTGGCCTTCTCCCAAACACCCAGAGCCATCAGGATGTCCTCCGCTTCGTCCACGTAGCGGATGGAAACCCGCGCCGTGTAGTCCACCTGGAGCCCGTCCACACTGGCGTGGAAGGAGCCTTTTTCATCCTTCACGCCTTCCGCCTGGACCCGCTCCGTGATGGCCTTCTTCAGGCTGGACACCCCGTCATTCAGAAGCTTGATCTGTTTCTTCAGGTCCATGTAGCGCTTGGCCATGAAGCCCAGGGTCTGTTCCGCCGGGTTCTCCTTCTTAGGGGTCCCCTTGGGATCTTCCGTGGTGTCCGTAGCTGGGGGTGATGTGTCTGTATCTGTCCGTTTCTTCAGTAGTCTTTTGGCCACTCTGTCCTCCTTATGTCAGAGACATGTTCTTGAACTTCTCCAGCCCGAAGCTGGCGTAGACCGCCCGCCGTCTCTTGAAATGGTTCCACATGACCGGGTTGGAGTCCACGTAGTCATAGATCACAGCGTCAGACTTCCATGGAGCCGCCCGCCTGATCCTTCCAGCCACCTGTTCCGTGTCCTTTCTGTTTCCCACTGTTCCCGCCAGGAACAGCCTGTCCAAGGGATTGATGGAAGCCCCGGTCTTCGTCAGTTGGATGGTCCCAACAGCCACCTTGACGCGCCTGTCTATCAGGGCCTGTTCTGTCTCCGCTATCTGTTTCTTGGTCCGTCCTCCTTCCAGGGGCTCCGCGTAGACCTTCGCCCGCCGTAGTAGGTCAATCAGTTTGTAGACGTGAACCTTCCTCCGGCACACCACCAGACAGGAGTGGCCCGCCAGGGCTTCACGTTTAACGTCCTCTACGATCATGGAATTCCGTTCAGTGTTTTCCTGAATGGCCTTGTCTATGTCGTAGATTTGGATCAGGGTTCCGCCTTTCTTGTCCGTCAGCTCCAGACCCGTGGTCCTGACTATCACGTCCGTGATGGGCTGGGCCGTCTCTGACGCCACGTTCCCCTTCACCTTGAAGAAGGGGTCCCCGAAGGTCAGGAAGATCACTTGGTCCAAGCCGTCCCCACGTTCTGGGGTAGCCGTCAAGCCGATCCTGAACCGCGCTGGCCAGGTGTCCACTACCTGGTGGAAGGTCTTGGCCGGACACAGATGACATTCATCAAAGATGACCGTCCCAAACTCCCCCTTCAGTTCCTCCAGAACGTCCATCTTCTTCTTGAACATGGACTGAAGGTAGGCCACAGTGAACTGGTCCCCCAGGTGGGTCTTCTTGCCCTGGATGGTTCCAATGTCAGAGTCCTGGAACCCGTAGGTCTTCACCAGGTCCCGCCGCCAGGAATTGGCCACCAGTTGACGGTGTGTCAGTACCAGGGTCTTCTGGCCCATCATGGAGGCCGCCATGGCCGCCAGAACCGTCTTCCCCGTGGCCGTGGGTAGAACCAGGAGGAAATTGGGGAAGGGCCGTGTGGGCCGTTGTAGCTCCCCCTCCAGCTTCATCAGCGCCTGGTTCTGGAGATCGTTGGGAGTGATCTTCCAGGAAGGGAAGTCCACGGGAGCCGTGACCGTGTCATCCACGATCCTGAACCCGTGGGTCTCCAGCTTGTCCAGTCCTCCCATGACCCCAAACCCGTAGCCCCTGGGAACAGACAGTGACCCGTCCGTGTTGAACTTGGCCATCTGGATCTTGGGCTTCACATAGAAAGGGATGTCATATGGGGAATACTTCTCCAGGTCCCTGTAGGTGGGGTTATCTACTGACGTGTCATCCACCAACCGCCGCTTCAAGGGGGTGGATAGTGGCTTCAGGGTCAGCCTGTCCCTGACCGTGACCGTCTTGTCCATCCGTGGGTTCCTCCGTGTCTTTCAGTTTAGCTGTAGCCGTGTCCTGGTCATATTCCCGCCGGTCATAGAACTCTTCCTTCTTCCCTTTGTTCCACTGTTCCACGGGCCTGTAGTAGCCGACCACGCGGGAATAGACTTCAGTTTTGCTTCCACATCTGTTCATTCATCTTCCTCCAAATTACCATGGAAATTCTCATAGGTCAAGGAAAAAATGAACCCCAGTTTTCAGGGGTGATCTAAAGCTTGATCAGCCAGATGACCAAGGTCCCGTCCCCTCTGTCAAAGGGAGCTATCCCCACGTCAGCCCAACCCACTGGGATGGGGTTGGCGCTGGGGTAGAAGATCATCCCGTCCTGGGGGATCACCTGGGTGGCCTGTTCCGCGCCCCCCGCGTAGACCAAGGGCCGCCTGTCAAAGACTTTGTCATCCTCCACTGGAAGGATGGTTCCCGCCGCGCCTGACCCGTCATCCTGAACGTGGATCTCCGCCAGGATCACGTGGTCATAGTATTGGCCTTCAAAATTCTCCGTGAAATTGAAGTCCTGTTCCGTCCCCTGGTTCAGCCCCTCCACTATCACGAAGTCCCCGGCCTGGTCCACCATGATCAGAACAGGCATCCAGGAATTAGGGGTCATGGCTGACAGAAGGTAGGGGAAGGACGTGAAGTCCATGGCCGTGGGTGGGATGACCACGGGGATCTTGGGTCTGATGTAGACCGTCCCGCCCGTGATCAGGACGCCCGCTGACGCCGGGTCCGTCTGGGTGACCAGGCCCGCCAGCGTGACCAGCGTCTTCTGGCCCCAGTATTGGGTCCGCCCTATGGAGTCGTAGATTTCGTTGAAATCATGAGCCCGAAGCCCAGAGCCCAGGCCAAGGTAGGACACCGTCACCGTCTTCCCGGAGTCACCCGTGTAGAACAGGATCTGGCCCGTGTTGTAGTTCACGTAGAACTCCCCGCCCGTGGTGGGACTGTAGTCTACCTCCGTGAACGTGATGGAGCCTGTGACCCCAACAGAGCCAGGTTCAGGAGCCTCCACCAGGTAGACCGTGGGGTCTGTTGGAATGACGTGTTCTTCCACCTGGGACACAGGGGAAGGCCGCTTGTCTACTTTGTCAGTGAATACATCTAGGTCATCTGGAAACACCGTCATCCTCACTTTCTCGCCATTCAATCTGACCCACGCCAGTGATCTCCCCTGGTACGTTGGCCAGGTCATCCGGGTGTAGGACGTAGACTGGGATCAGTAGGTCAAAGCCGTTCACGATCCGCTCCACGGGAGACATGGTCCATCCGAAATTGGCCCCTTCACCCATGAATGAACCGCCGATGAAGGAAGGGCCGTCATCCGCCGTGAAGGTCAGAACCAACATGACCTGACCTCTGGACTCCGCCGTGACAGGAGCCTGGAACCCAATGGTGACATCCAGGTAGCTGTCAGAGTCCATGTAGCCCAGCTCCAGCCCTGAAGGGATGAAGTCAGGCGTCCCTGTTCCTGCTATGAAATACTGGGCCATCTCTGACCCTTCTGGGAGCGTGGCCCCTGTGGGTTCACAGGACAGCGTCAACCCATAAAGGTCCTCCGCGTCCGGGTGGTCTTTGTTCCACCAAAGCCTGGCCGTCAGCTCCCGCGTGGTTCCAAGGACGTAGAAGTAGAAGGGGATGGAAGGGACCAGGATGTCATCATCATAGAACCCCAGGAACTTGGTCTGGTCATCCACGTCAGGGAACAGGGGGATCTCCAGCGTGGCCGGTTCTATGTTCCTGAAGTAGCCCCATTCAAAGATGGCTTCCGTGTCATGTCCTCCGCCCAGGGGGATCAGGACAAACTGTCCGAACTGGAAGATGGGTTCTCCCTTGAAGAGCCCAGGAACCTCTGTCCAGACGTTGTATCCTTCCCAAATGTGGACCGTCTGTCTGGTTCTGTTCACGTCATAGACGTGTCTGATGGCGTGTTTCATCCCGCCCCCACTACCAGGTCAAAGTGAAGCCCGCTGGCCTGGGGGGAGCCCGCGTCCACGGTCCTCCGGAGCCAGATGGTGGCCACCTGTTCTTCCGTGTCTACTTCCAGGTCCAAGGGTTCCGCCTCCGTGGGGTGGAACAAATTGACACCCAGGGGGCTCTGGTCATCCGCTGGGATCGTGGAGGCCGGGTAGCCTTCCGTCCCTACGTCCACAGACGTGTAGAAGGAGATCACGTCCCCAACCATACCGCCTCCGCCGCTGTACGATGGAACAAAGAAGGAAGTGTCTGTCTTGGAAGAGTAGACCAGGTTATGATCCCGCGTTTCATTCCTGATGACCCCCTGGGGAGGAAAATTCACCGTTGACGCCACGTAGACCGTCAAGGGTCCCGTGGTGGGGTAGCCTTCCACGTTGGACACCGTGGTGGGGAGAACATTGTTCTCCATCCAAATCTGGGCCGTGGCCATGGGGGTGGTCCCGATATTCCGGAGGAACAGACAGCGATAGTCAAAGATCCCTTCTTCCGCTTCTATGGCCGTGATGTCATCAAAGATCCCGTTCAGTGTTGGCCGTAGGGTTATGGGGTAGGGCTGACCAGACACCGCCGGAAGAATGTCATGTCTGACGATCACGCGGACCACTTTGTCAGGGTCTTCTCCGTCTTCCAGCCGAAGGTGGGAGTGTTCGTCACCCAGGTAGTCAGGCGGAACCGCCTGATAGGCTCCCGCCGTGGAAGAGCCAGGAGCCCGCCAGGCCAAGGACTTCCCGTCCACCAAGATAGTCCCGACCCGTCCCAGTCTCATGTTCCTGGGGGAAGCGTCCACCAGCCAGACACCTGTCAGAGCGTGGGGGATGTCCCCTGTCACGCCAGGGATTTCCACGCCTGTGTAGACCCCGCCCAACATGTCCCACTCCAGAAGTCCAGGGTCTTCCCCCAGACTGTAGCTTCTGACAAACCGAAGGTCCAACATCAGATCCCCGTCCTTGCTGTGGTGGTGATGGTGAATTCCTTGAAGACGGTTCCGTCAGGTCTGAAGAACCGAAGCGTGGAACCGTCCTTCTCCCAGTCCGCCGTCATCATGACCGCCAGGAACTGGGCCAGGGAGCCCGCTATGTTCTTGTGATCATCCACAGCTTCTCCCAGGACCGCGTCCGCTATCTCCGCCGCCGTGATCCCCAGGGAAGACAGGGGAAGATCCAGGTTGAAGTCATAGGGGTGTAGGTGGATCGGGATGTAGCGGTCCCTGTTGTCCAAGACATCCCCTCCGTCCATGACTCCCACGATGGGCTCCGCTACCGTCAGGTCAAACTTGTAATGTCCCCCGCCCACTTCGTCAATGGTTGGCTGGACCACGTCCACGCCCGTAGACACTACCTTCAGACTCTCGAATTCTGGAGTCAGCCCTTCACGGGGAATTCCCGCGCTCTGGAAGTATAACGTGTAGATACTCATCTAAAGCCCCTTCTGGTTTTCCAAGGGCTCCCGCCCTGGACTGATCCCTGGCCTTCCCACGCGCCTGGTGGCTTCCCGAAGTCAGACCGTGGACCCGTGTGTCCGTTTACGTTGTAGGGTAGGATAGCTTCCGCTTCCAGCCTGTTCCCTTCTATGGCCCACTGACCGAAGAAAGCCGTCCGAAGCCTACCGTCAATCAGGTAGGTGTCTATGAACGCCCGCCGTCTTCGCCGTCCCGTCAGAAGACCCAAAGGGGTCCAGGTCTTTCCTGGAACCGTCTGGACTCCGAAGGGAGTGATGAATACTTGATCATCTGACATGTCAGAACAGCCTTGGAATGGGGTCTATATAAATACTCTTCCCTGGTGAAAAGGTGGACAATACCACCCTGATAGGGACTCTCTGGTTCTCTGGTCCTAAGTGAGTGAACGCTATAGGAACATACATGACGAACGGAACATAGGCCCCCTGATTTTCCCACGTGGATGTGGCGTCAGCTACCAGGTCTACTCTGTCCTGGGCCGCGTTAGCTATGGGCCGACCTGACAGAGTAAAGCGGACCCCTGGCTGAAAGGCGCTAATGTCTCCGTGGTCTATCTCCGCCCAGATCGTTCCCTGGTGGAGTGTAGCCGCTGGCCAATTTTGGTGAAGACCGTGAACAGCCACCCCCAAGACACTGGTGGTCCCTGGCGGGAAGTCCATGTAGGTCTGTTCCAGGCCCCACAGGTTCAGGATCAGTCTGGCCGCCCTGTCTGGTGGGTTCGTGTTAGGGTCCAGCCTGTAGGACAGCGGGAAGGACCCGTGTCTGTAGATGGTCTGGTCCGTGGTGATTTCCCCGCCCCACTGGAACGCCCTGTAGGCCAGGGGGTCCTGTTGGTATTCAGACATGTTCAGTTTGTGATAGTTGATGGGCTCCCAAGTCCCAGAACCCGGAGAGAATTCTATGGTTTCGTGGACCAGCTCCACTCCCCTACACTGGACAAAGGCCCCGTAGTTCTGAATTCTTAGGTCACTGACCGATCCGTCAAGCTGGGAGTCCGTGACACTGACAGCTCCCCTACAGTTGATCAGGTTCAGCCCATAATTCCCGGAGTAGTTCTGGACATTGTTCAGGTGGACGTGGGAAGAGTCATCAAAGGTCAGCTTTGGCGTGGAACAGGCTATGACCTCCACAGAAGAACACTGGTCAAAATTCCAAGGATAGCTGGTAGGGTTACTCTGGCATTGTTGGAACCTGATGTTGTGTGACCTGAAGGCGTCAATTTCCAAAGTCCCGCCGCCCCCGGTCTTGGCGAATTCACAGGCGTAGAACTGAACGTCCCTGGACTGATTGATGTAGACAGTCCCGTCAAACTGACACTGAACAAACGTGTTCCCTGTGGGTGTGTTTCCAGTTCCTTCTGATCCTGGAAGCTCCACGGTTCCTTGGAAGTGACACCTGTCAAACCTGGTGTCCGCCTGGGAGTCATCCGCGTAACAGTCCGCTTGACACTTAAACCTGAAGAAGCGCTGGTTGGACCCCCAGTAGATAGACAAGACTTCCACGTGTGTGTAGGTTAGAACGTCAGGGTCCCAGTCAACTCTGACCTGTCCCGCTGGTCTGGCCGTGAACAGTTCATCCCCGGACTCTGGCCACCCTATCCACTTGACGGTCCTGTCCAAATATTGCATGAAAATCTGTGATTTCCCAACCTGGTAGGCCGTCCTCCTGACCCACACGTTGTCCCCGTTGGACAGGGCCGTGTAGACCACGCCGTCCACCTTATTCCAGGCCCCTGGCTGGGTGTCCGCTGAAGCTTGGGTGTGGGACAGGCCGTCCCCGTGAAAGGTGGCCGTGAAGTCAATGTAGTAGTCCATGGGGGTCTCCTATGCGTCAATGGACAGTCTGACGGAGAACTTCTGGTCTGTGATGGGCCTGGACGAAGGGTTGACCCAGCGTTCTACCCACAGGCCGTATTTGTTTCCGTCCACGTCTGGCGTGGCTGGGGCCAGGTTCCCAAGAGTCAAGGCCGCTCCTTGGGTAGCGTAGCTGAAGGCCACACCAACAGGAGCCTGATCTTCCGCTGTTATCTCTGTGATGGCGTTCCCCACCACTGGGTCCTTCCCCAGACTAATGGCGGCCCTGTAGCTGATCACGTCATCCACGGAACCCGCCGCCGGTGTGGTTCCTCTGGCTCCGCGCCCCACGGCCGGGATAACCAGCTTTTCATTGTCTTGGGTCTTGGAAGCGTAGTAGTACCACTCCCCCGTTGTTTCGTTCTCCAGGAACCCGTTCAGGGGGTATTCCGTCACGTCTCCGGTGTCCAGGTAGAACGCGCCTGAAGAGTCATGGCCCGCCAGAAGCGCCTGGGCAGGAACGTCTGATGTGTCAATGTAGGCCCTGACGTTGGTCATGATGTCCAGACCTATGTTCTTGACCACGAACCCCCTGTATTCCACATCCCCCACTTCACTTTCATCCGCGTCCACGTTGTCAAACAGGACGTTTGAAAGATAGCCCAAGGTGATGTCCTGGTCCACGTCTCCAGCCGGGAGCCCCGCCGCTGTCACATCTAACACGATATACTTGGAGTCCGTTTCCCCGTCATAAACCGTGTAGACCCCGTCTCCTGTGATGGGAACTTCCAGACCAAACTGGCCGCCAGGGGCCTTCCACTGAAGGGACGCCGTGGCCACGATGAACCGAAGGGTCCCCTGTGGATAGCTGGCTACATCATAGGCGTTAATGGCCGCCACGTCTGTGATGGTCACGCCGCCGATGGTGGAAGCGGTCCAGGAAATCATGTCACTGTTGGCTATCTGGGTGACCAGGACAGCTCCGCCCAGTCCGCCGTTATCCGTCCGAAAGAAAGCTAGGTCCGCCGGGTTCGCCATGGGGTCCTCCTATACCGTGAAGGCTTCGCCTCCTGTTTCCAAACAGTTCTCTTCTATCTGTGTTCTGTAGGCGTCTCCCGCCCAGTATCTATACAAGCAAAAATGTTTCAATCCTACTTCTTTGGCCGTTCTGACCCTGTCTTGGGTTCCGTGTGTGTAGAAGGAGTTATAGTAGCCGTCATTGGGAACGTCAATCCCCCAATGACCTGATCCGGACTCTGACGTGTCACTGACCCACGCCACAGGGGTCACTCCTATAGAATAACATTCTCCCCCGTAGATGTTGTAGGGGATCTCCACGGTCACTTCATCGTTCCACGTCAGCCCCCGGACAGCCAAGGCGTCATGGAGATCATGGTAGGGTGTGGCCCAATACCAGAAGTATGGATAGATGTTGTCAGGGTCCCCTGGTTTCTGGTAGCCCCAGAAATTCCTAAGCTTCTCCTGGATGATCCCTGATGACCAGGTGGTTCTGGCGTGGGTGAAGGATTTGTTGAATTCTTCGCTCCATGGTTCGTGCATCCACAGCGCTATGTAGACATCTTCCTTCCCCGCCAGTAGCGTGTTCAGTTTCGATATGACAGAGTCCACCATGGTGGACGCCAGGTTGATGTTTTCAGGAAAGTCCCGTAGGGTTGGGTCCAGGAACCGAAGGGCTTTATAGTCAGCGGAAACATACATTCTGATGTGGCCGTCACTGACGTTCAGGGGGTACAGTTCATCAAAGGAGATGTCCTGGGGGCCAAAGATGTGGCGTCCTATCTTTCCTGTTCCGCCCACCCATGGCGCTATTCCTTCCTGATAGTAGAGCCTGGACCCCATCTCTTCCAGGGACTCCGCCCAGGTGACCTCCACTTCAGGGTCCTCTTCAGGTTCCTCTGGTGGGATGGGGATGGACCGGCTGGGGAAGGGGACTTCATCCGCCTGGGACGTGACGTTCCAGAACCTCCCTTCCGAATACTTCCAGTCAAGATATTCATGAAGGGATCTGATCACCGTGGCCTTCTTCGTCAGACCGTAGTCCTGGCCAGCCATGGTCAGACAGCCCCTGTCAATCATGTCCACGATACATTCCCGGGCTTCCCTGAAGTAGTCCGTGAAATTACAGGCCACGCCCTTGGTGTGTGCTACGCCAGAGAAGCCCGCGCCATACGGGCCGTCAAACATGAATTCAGACTTCTCCCCCGTGTAGAACTCCACCTTCCTGGCCGCCCAGTGTCCCACTTCTGTGGGGCCATGACGCGGCCTGACACGAACCTGGGACGATCCTTCAGGACCGAAGACCAGATACTTGGTCAATGGTGGAAGCGTTATGGTGGACGCCATGTCAGGGTCTATCCCGTAGTCATAGGTCCCCACGTCCCCGTTCATGGGGTAGGCCACATCCCGGTAGCTGTAGATAGGGTGAAGCTCCGGATCATTCTGGATGAAGGTGAAGTCAGGTAGGACTTCCGTTGACAGGGTCTCCGCCAGGAACCCGGCCGTCTGTGGCATATGGGGATCATCCCCTATAGATCCAGACTCTATTGGATAGTCAGGATCTTCCGTCAGCCTCCAGAACCAGCGCCGTTCACCCTTCAACTGTCTGAACCCGACGAAGAAAAGAGCCGCGCCGTTCTCCGGGGCCGCGTTGATGGTGATGGACATGGTCTTCCCAGCATACTGGCCGTCAATCGTGTAGACAGGGATTTCCTGGGGTTCGTCAGAGATGTCCACTTCTGTCAGATAGGCTGACCGTCCTTCTGTGGAGCCGTGGTAGCCGCCAAAGAAGTCCCCGTTCCCGTAGTATCTCCACTGGTCTTCCCCTCCGCTCCTGGACGGGTCCAGGTAGGGGATGAAGTATTGGCGCTGGTTCTCCGTGTAGACCGCCGTGTCAAAGCGTTCACTGACCCCGATGAAATGACGCGCCCGGCCTCCAGCGTTCATCCTGGTGTAGAACACGATAGACTCCCAGATGGGAGACATGTTCCCCTTGATCCCGTGAACTTCTATTTCCGTGGGTATCCCTGGGACAGCGTCAAACCTCTTCACCTTGAAGTCATTGGGGAAGCCCACAGGCCGACAGATCCAGGGGGATTGATGGTGTTGAAAGTGTTGGTTTCCAAACCCGTAGGGCTTCCCGCCGACCCCAACCCAGTAGAACCTGGCCGTGGACACAGGGAACGGGACCGTCTCCATGACCGCCAGCGTGTAGTCATTGAACCCAAGGCTGAAGAACTGTCCTATAGGGAAGGTGAAGTGTTCTTTCTTACAGAAGGGAAGCCGCTGGGTCTTGGACAGGTAGACGTGGAAGTCCCAGTCATCCAGGCCGTTGAAGAACCGGATGTCATTGTGATAGTTGAAGATGGTGTTGAAGTGAGCGTCATACATTCCAACCGTAGCGTGGGGCCAGTAGGAGTCAGAAGAGCCGCCAAATTCAGGGTCCTGGTCCACTGTCACCTGTATGGGGTCTTCAATGTAGAGCCCGCTCTGGGTTCTGTTCCGTCTGAACCTGACCGGTGGTGGAAGAAAAACGTAGCCCATTATGGTAGCCCCTCTTCCCACCCGTCTTCATCATCGTGATTTTCGTTGTAGGACAGGAACCTGGGAAGACCCATTCCACCAGCCGCTCCTATCATGATCAGGTGTTGGGAGTAAAGGTCCCCGCTGGAACTCCGGTGGAAGCCCGTCAGACCCAGGTTCACAGACCCGAAAGGATAGGACGCCGTTTCCAGCGTGAACCCGCCTGGTGTTGGAAACAAGATCCGACCCGCCAAGGATCTGGGGTTGTCTTCGTCTTCGTCATCCACTTCATGGGAGTAGCCGTAGCAGATCCCGCCGACCTGGACCAACCATAGGTCATTTTCTAGTTTCGCCGTGACGATCCCCATGGACCCAAACGTGTAGCCTACCAGGTCTCCTAGTTCATTTTCATCAGACAAGAAGGCTTCTTCTCCGGGTAGGGTGTGTTGAAGACACCGACCTACCCCGCCCTGGTAGACCCCACGGACTATCACGCCAGCGTAGGCTGGGAGCGTGGTTTCATCCCCGTCATACTGACAAGGAAGGTATACAGGCGGAGCCCATCCGTGGTTATGTTTTCCGTATAGATGGGGGACGAAGGGAAGCATGACCTGACCTTCACGGGGGATGTGGGTGTCCCCTATCAGGTCCGTGGCCATCTCCACAAAGCCCTGGTCAGTGATGACAGGGGACTGGCCGCCTTCGTCCACCTGGACACCTGTGGTCCCGCCCTGGTTCGTGGTGGCGTGTTCCACAGCGTACAGGCCGCGCCCGTAGTTCAGGTTGGTCCGTCCCTTGGAGTCAGCTTTTCCGCTGAACATGGCTATGATCTTGTCCCTGATCATTCAGTGTCCCCTTTCAACATGGGGACCCGTCCCCGCTCTTCACTGGCTATCACCTTGACCAATGGTCCGTCCCTCTGGATCACGATCTTCCCAGACATCTCTTCCTTGGAGATGACCACAGCGCTTCCCGTACAGATGAAGATCCCCCGCTGGCCGTGGGTGTTCAGAACTTCAAACCTGTCCTTCATAAGATCACCATCTTATGGCCGCCCGCGATGGGGAGCGCCACACGATGGTTCCCCAGATGTCCCGCCTTTCCGGTGGGGCCGATCATGACCGCCATGTGGCCGCCGCCCGTCAGGCCGTAGGACCTTTTCCGCTGGACCGCCTGGGTCCGTCTTCGTAGTGTGATTTCTATGGGTTCAAACCCGTGTCTTCTCATGTTGTCACCCGTAGCCAATGACCACCAGCGTGGTGGTGGCGTTTCCTGATCCATCGTAGACGTGGGACCAGCCTTCCACCCTGGCCCTGTCACCGTAGCTGACAGGCGGGAAGTCCTTCATGGCGTCCTGGACTGATCCTGTGATCCTGGTTCCTATCGGAACCGTGACTATCCCCTTCAGGGTCACCGTGGTTCTGATCTGTTTGGAGGACTGGACCGTGTTGTCCCTGACGAAGTCCGCCAGCCTGTAGGCGTCATCCCAGTCTACCACCAAACCCATGGACACCGAAGCCATCCCCAGGTCACTGTCTCCGCCTGGGAGGTTTCTGTAGACTTTGATGGGCATTCCCCGCCGCTTGGACCAGGTGGTGGGGACCTCCGCCGCCGGGATCTGGGTGATGGAAGCGTTGGTCTTGTAAAGCGTGTAGTTCCAGGAAGCCTTCTGTCCCCTGGTGTTGGGTGGGGTCAGGGTCTTGGTGGGGTCCAGGACGGAACTGTAGGTGACCTGTTGCGCGTGTCTGTAGGACAGCTCCCTGTAGACCTTCTGGAATAGCCTGATCCTCCACAGGGGCTTGGAAGGAAGGGCCAGACTGTTGGTGACCTCCGTCCGCTCCAGGTCCTTCAGGGGGTAGTAGAACAGGGGGCCGTGTTTCCAGACGTACTTATTCCGCTGAAGGTTCCCGTCCTTGTCCCGTAGTAGCTGGTCCGTGAACACCAGCCCCCACTCCTGTGTGACTGACTCTTGAAGCCGTCCGCCATAGGTGTCATCTTCATAGATGTGTTCCGTCTTCTCCAGACTCCCCTTGTTTGTCCAGACTCCCGCGTAGTCCAGGGAATGTTCCGCGCTGGTGTTCTGGAGCCCGCCAGGAAGGCCAGCTATCCAGGAATATTCCACAGTTCTGGGGAACCCGCTGGGGATGTAGAGCGTTTCGTCAGGGGCTGGGACGGACGCCTTGGGGAAGTAGAGATAGCGGAGCCGTTCTGTGTAGGTCCTGACCAAGATGGGCCTGTCAAAGACCACGCCTGTGTTCTTGTAGCTGTTGATCACGAATTCCACGGACTCCAGCTTGTGACGGTCAGGGCTGACGTTCAATGTGGGTCTGGTGGTGTAGACGTTGTATTGGAGATTTTCAACGTCCCCTATGGAATTCACGGACAGGGGCTCCCAGCGTTTGTAGACCTCCGTCCACTGGTAGGCCAGGTGGGACACGTCACCAAATGGGGTCTTCGCGTATAGCTGATAGACCAGGGTCAACTGGTCATTGTCTGACGTGACCGTCCATCTGTCATCCCATCCGCCTGGGCTGGTGATCTGCCAGTATTTCCCGTAGAAGTAGACCCGCCTGGCGCTGGACGCCCCGCCTTCCCATGGTCCGTCCCATTCGTTCTCCTGGAACTCCCCTTCTCCGCCTGTGAACTTCAGTTCCGCCGGGAAGGCCACATAGGACCGCTGACTGGACACCGTCTCCGCGTCCGTCAGGTTCAGGCTTCCGGAGTAGACGTTAGAAGAGCCTTGGGAAAACAGATAGACCGTGGACCCCTGAACTGTGACCTGGGGCTGGAGCGCCGTGACCCCGCTGAAGATGGACTGGAACAGGGGGACAGCCTCCTGGACCTGGTACTGTTGGACCCAGAAATTGGGGACCCCATACCACAGGTTCAGCCCCAAGACCTTGGAGAACATGTCAGACATGATGTCCTTCATGGTCCAGCCGCCCACACCGAAGTCATCCCCTTCCCGAAGGAACAGGATGGTGTTGTCATCCGTGTCTTCCTTCATGTCATCCCAGAAGACCCTGGGAGCCGACACAAACAGGTAGTTTTTCTTGGGGGCCTTCACCAGCATGTTGGACAGCCAGTCTCTGAAATTCACCGTTGTAGAAGGTTCCCCTTCTATCCCCTGGCTGTTCATGTTCACGTCCGCTATCCGACCTGACCGGCCGTCCAGCGTGGTCTGGTCCCCCGCGTCATAGCCGTCATAGATCCCTTCCAAGTCCAGCGTGATCCGTTCAGACAGGTCTCCCAGGGACCTGGCGAAGGTCACAGTCTTGACCCTTCCAGGGACCCCGGCCTTGGCTGAAACTGTCTTGGTGGTGTCTATGTATCTCATCCTGTGATGGCTCCAAAGTCCTTCAGTCTGTTGGCCGCCGCCAGCCCGTCATCCTTGGACGGGGACACAGGGTTCCTTCCTTCTTCCATGGTCTTTTCCAGGATCTCCCTGGCCCGCTTGGCTTCTTCCGCCTGGACCCGCCCCAGCTCCACCAGCTCCGGGTTGGTCTGGTACAGGCTCCCGTATTGGTTGGCCGCGAAGCCTGGTCCAAGCGTGGGTGGTGGCGTGGTCAAGGGGATGGCTGGATTGTCCATCCGCCGGAGAACATCCAGGCCGCCCAGCTTGGTCATTCCTTCAGTGACCGTGTCAAAGAACAGACCCAAGGCTTCCAGCTTATCCTTCTGGAGCCCGAAGCGTTCCAGACTATCGTTCAGATCGTTGATCATTTCAGGCTTGAAATTCTCGCCCATCTTGTCAGCGAAGGTTCCAATGGCTGTCAGGGCCTCCGTCAGTCCTGTGGACTTACTGGCTACATCCTGCTGGGCCTTGGCCATCTTCTCCGCTGTTTCCGCGACAGTGACCGCTGTGGCCTTCTTCATCTCTTCCAGGAGCGCCCCGTAGGCGCTGAAAAGCTGGTCCTTCAGACCTTCCATGGGTCCGCCATAGCCCAGCTCCGCCCGTTCACGCTGTAGCTCCGCCAGCCTCTTGGCCGCGTCCATCTGGATCATGGGGTCCTGGGTGAAGAACTCCGCCGCTTTGTTCCCCGTCAGCCTTTCGTAGACATCCGCGCCCACAGCCTGGGGACCTTCAGATATAGCCCGAAGCTTGGCCTCTTCTTTGGCCATGTCCGCCAGGATCTTCTCTATGTTCAGGTAGGCTTTCTTCTGGCCTTCCAAGTCATCAGACTGTTGGGCCAGGGACAGAAGCTCCGCCTGTCTGTTCAGACCCTTGGCGTTCTTCTCCGTGTCGGACATGAGCCCTTCCGCTTCCTTGAACCGGTCAATCATGTCTTCCAGGCCGTGGTTTATGGAGACCTGTTCTTCCATGATCCCGCGCCATTCTTTCCTGATCTTTTCCAGCGTGTCCAAGGACTTGGACAGGGCCTCCTGGGCTCCTATGATCCCCTTTCGATAGTTGATGTATTCCTGGGTCTCCGCCGCCGTCATCCCCGCCCGTTCCTGGATGGAAGCCGCCAGCTCTTCAGAGATCCCCAACTGTTCCGCCATGGCGGACGTGGTCCCCTGGACCAGCTTCTTTATAGCGCCCAGGCCGGACTCCGCCGGGTCAATGTCATTCGCCACACCTTTGATGATCCCCTGGAACTCCGCCGCCGCGTCAATGATTTCATTCCATACGGACCCCGTCTCCTTCTCTTCTTCTGTCAGGTCAGTGAAGGACCCGGTGATGGCCGCCAGCTTCCTGTTCACCAATTCGATGATCCCAGAAATCCCTTTCATACTATCCATCATCTTGTCAAAAACCCAGGAGAAGGCCCGCCCAATCAAGGCCGCCACTCTGACCGTGTCTCCGCCGCTGGTCTGGACAGACCTGAACACGTCAAGAGACCGCTTCTGAAGAACGTAGAACAGGTAGATCAGCCGCCCGATGGTGGAGATCAGCTTGAACGCCCATTTGTAGATTTCACGGAAGGGGGCTCCCATGTTCCACATGATCATGGCGAACTTGGTTCCCGCTGATATGATCTTCTTCAACATGGACCACAGAGCGCCAAGGACCCGCCCGCCCAAGGGGGCCAGGCTGGACAGACCCGCCACTATGATCTTGAAGGTGGACCCTATTTCCCTGGCCCACTTCTGGCCCGTGTCACCCTTGAAGAACTTTTCCAGAGCCTGGAGCGCTTCGTTCAGGACCCCTACCAGGGCTTCACTGACGCCGCTGGTGTAGATCAGGTCCTTGAACTGGGAGAACTGGTCCGCGATATTGGAGATCTTGACCTGGACCGTTTCGGACATGGCCTCCATGGTCCCGCCAAATTGAAGCTGAATGTATTTCCTGATGGTTTCCAGCGCCCGCGTGGGGTTGGACAGATCTGGGGTGACGTTGGCCGCTTCCAAGGTGGACATGATCTGGTCCTTGGAGATACTGAAGCGCATCATGAGGGAACGCCAGTTCCCTTCCGCCGCCGCTTCTTTGATGGCCCATTGTGCGTCCTGGAGGGACCGGCCCATTCCAAAGGCCAGGTCCGCCATGTCCTCCATGACCACCTTCCCGTTCAACATGGCCGTGGGGTCAAGCCCTACCGCCTTGAAGGCCCCGAACACGTCCACCACGTCCTGGACCTGGAACGGGGTTCTGGCCGCGATAGCCACAGCTTCATTCATGGCTTCCGTGGCCAGGGTTATGTCCTTGTAGAGCGCTTTGAACTTGGCTCTGAAGCTATCGAAACTCTGACCGGTCTGTAGGATGGACCGCCCGATCTTCACGATGGCGAAGGCCAGACCTCCGAAGACACCCGTCAGCGCCAGCGCTATAGGGGACAGTTTACCCATGGTAGATCCGACCTGACCCAGTCCTTGGACTAGACCACCGGCCGCTTTCCCGATACCAGCCAGGGCTCCAAAAACCTTGGAGGCCCCACTGGTTAAAAAGCTAAGAACTACACTAGCCGCCATTATTCAGTTACCCCTTTTTTGGTTTTCCCAAGACATCCGTGGCGTGAAGCCCGGACTTGGTGGCCGAAAACCCACAAGCCTGGTTGAAGTCATTCAATAGTTCCGATAGTCTCCCTTCGCTGAACAGGTTCTGACCGTGCCACATGGGAACGGTATCAGCGCCCGCTGTCACTGGTGGCTCCTTCGTCTGGTAGCCCGCCTTCCGCTCCAGCTTCTGGCGGGTCCGGATCTCCGTGTCTGTGGGGAATAGCTTGAAAGCCGCCCAGTCCATCCTGACACATTGAAGTAGGATCTCCTTGGTGGGTTCACAGCCGTTCCTTTTCAGTCTCTGGTAGATGGCCCACAGTTCCGACCTGACCGCCGCCCGCTTGGCCAAGGGGTCTTCCCCTTCCAGGGCCGTCTTTCGTTCTGTGGTCCATAGTGTGTCCAGCTCCTTCTGTGTCAGGGGCTTCCCGATCTTGGCCGCTTCGTCCTTCAGTCTTTCGTGGGCCTGGATCATCCGGTCCACGTCTTGACTCTTCAGGATGGAGAAGTCAACGTCATGTGGGAAGTCCCTGAACGGGTCTTCAATATACTTCCTGGCCATCTGTTCCTTGACCTTCCCCTTCCGTGAAGTGACAGGTTTGTCCGTGTCACCCGCGTCCGGGTCTCCGCCGTGGAGCCTGACCTGGAAGTCAATTTCATCCAGTCTACTTTCTACCATGGCCGCCGCGTAGACCTTGAACTGTTTAGCGGTCAGCCCGTGGATACGTTCTCTGGCGTGGGGGTAGCCTGTGGCTCTTCCACACCTGTGTCCTTCACAGAGTCCTGGCCTGTGTCCTCTCCAGCATCGTTCACCGGTGAAGTCACATTCCCAGAACTTGGTTCCTTGGATGTATTCTCTGGTCCATCCGTAGTTCCTGGCGAAGGCTTCATAGACTCGCCAGCGCTGGAGGGAATTCTGAAACCGCGCTTCAAAGCTTCCTTCCGGATGGTCTCCAGGGCTTCCTGGCTGGATGTCTTGTGGTCCTCCAGATCCGCCAGGGTCTCCAGAGTGATGTCCAACATCTCCTGGGTGGGGTTGGGACCCTTCGCCAGGTTGATCCCGAACACCGCCAGGAAGCCCTCCAAATTTTTTCTGATCCCTTCAGGAAGGTCCGCCATGTCAAAATTCTGTTCATACAGAACAGACAGGATGTGGACGCCCTGTTTCAGGGTCAGGTTCTTCCGTATCAGTTCAGCGTCCTGTTGAACCGCAATCCCCACGATACTGGCCACCTGGCCAGATGAAAGCATGGTCTGAAGGGTTTCCTTCACCGTGGTGATCCCCACAGCGATAGGGTCAGCCTTGGCCATGTTGGCCAGCTTCCGCTTTCCCTTCCCGTCCGGGGGAGCGGTCAAGGCGGAAGCGATAGCCGCCGCCGCCTGACCAAACAGTTCCCCGATTTCGGACCACAGCGCTTCATATTCCCCTTCAGTCAGGGGGAGGATTTCGTAGGCTTCAGAACCTATGATGATCGTTCTTTTGACAGTTTCAGGTAGGAGATACCGGTATTGTTCCGGAACCTCCGCCAACTTCTGGGACATCGTGACCTCCTGGGTTCGTGTGTTCGTGTCAGTGATCAGTCATTATGTGACAGTAACCGCCACAGGCGTGGACGGATCACTGGGGACGCCGGAATAGGACGCCACGTCCGTCAGAGCCGTGACCACAGCGTAGTAGGTCCCCGCGCCAATGGTGTCACCGCCGCCCGCTATCGCGCCTCCGCCGTACTGGGTGACGTTCACAACAGCTTCCCCGCCGGAGAAGGCCGTGGGAAGAACCAGAGCGTCAGGGACCATGTCCGGGGTGATGGCCGTGGGCCTGGTGGAACGGATGTAGACCTGGTAGGCCACCACAGCCAAGTCCGTGGACTCTGTGATGGTGACATCTACCTGACCCGCGCCGCCAACCGCCGAAGCCGTGGGGGTGGTAGGCTGTTCCAACTGGGCCTTCAGACCTAGCTGGCCTTCATCCCCAAGATTGGAGTCCACCTTGACCTTGGAAAGGTTCACGATGATAGAGCCCTTCAGGAACGCCAGGTTATTGTCCGCGAACGTGGGGACCGCGCCGTTCACGATCCGCTGAAGGCTGACCGTGAAAGGTCCGCTTCCGGCGATCTCATGACAGACAAAGCGCCTGAACGTGTTGGCTGACAGAAGGTCCGTCCTGTGGTCCACGGAGAAGTCCGTCATGATCAAGATGAAGTCCCCAGCTTCCAGGTTCAGCTTCTCCAGCGCCGTGGCGGACAGGCTGATTGACGGATCTGACACGTCAAACAGATCTTCCAGGAAGGCGTAGGGGTACAGGTTGGAAGACTTGTTTGGGGCTCCGTCCAGAAGGTCTTGGACCAGCTCCGTGATCTCCTTGAAGTAGGTCAAGCCGCCCGCCGTGGCCTTCAGGATGGCCACGTCCACTTCCTGGCCTTCCTTGTCCACCCGCGTTCTGTCCACGGACACGTTGACATTCTGTTCCTGTTGGGTCTGGTCATTGGCTCTTGTGTACCTCTGACGGATTGCAATGGACATGTGATCCTCCTTCTAAATAGGTGTCCTCTTCATCCCTGTGGCGGAGATATTGAACAGCCTAACTCCAGGCTGAACCTGTTTTATGTCTGGCTGGCCGTCCATGGTGAAGCCGCCGTCTCCACCCGGAAAGACCTCTTCCAGCCTTTGAAGCCCATACTCCAGCGTGGTCCAGTCTATCTTCCACTGTTTGACCGTCACCAGAGCATTTCTGACCACTGTCCCCACCCCGCCCACAGAACAGGAAATGATGTTCTCTGGGTAGGAGTAGGTCAGTTCATCTTCATAGTGTAGCGCTTCTCCAGCCATTTGTTTAGCCCGTGGGGGCTATGGTGGTTCCCGTCTCTTCCAGGTCAGGAAGAAGAGGGGATGTCCCAAACCCACGCCCCATCACCTTGACGTTGTAGATCCGTGTTTCTGGACTGATTTCAGACACGTCCGGTTCTCCATCCATGGCGTAGATCCCTTCATCTTCATTGATGGCTTCATCTATGAAGGGCTGGATCTCTTCTCTGGACAAGAACATCCCAGTCACCTGGATCATGTGGATATAGCCGCGAAGCCGCCCCACGTTGGACCCTGGGGTGGTGGACGTGTTCTTGTAAACAGGGATGGAGTACCGGAGAACGTGTCTAGCCATAATTACGCGGGCCAGACGCCAGCTCTGGCCGTCCCAAAGTGTTCTTCAACCGTGACTTCAGCCGTGGCCCAAGCCTCCGCGCTGAACGTGGTGGTCCTGGAGATGGTGAAATTCCCCGCCAGGACCTGGGGTGGGATCGTCACGCCCTGGACCAGGTGGGTGGCTCCCGTGCCATCGTCCTGGGGAACGATCTTCCGTAGTTCAAACGTGAACTTGTGCCAGTCTGTGATGGACCTGTCCTGTCTGGGGTTGATCAGGATGGCGTCTTCGATCTCCACGAACACCGAACCGTCCCCAGGGATGGCCGTGGCCAACTGGAGATCATAGCCCGGGGTTCCGTGAAGGTCTTCCGTGTAGCCATCAGGAAGATCCCCAAACCCGGTCACGGACAGCGTGACTTCCTTGGACAGGATCAGGAACCCGTCAATGTAGACAAGCTTGTCCACGCCTGGCGTGTTCCCGTCAATGTAGGCTTCATGGGTGGCCACGTTTTCAGACTCCGTCAGCGTGACCGTTTCAAGGGTTTGACCCAGGGCATTGACCAACTGGGGAGCCAGTCCCCACGCCAGGTTGGTGATGTCCGTGGTGGTCTGTGAGACCGTCCCAGACTCCATCCTGTAGACCAAGTCAATGTCCAGCCCGTCTCTGAATTCAATCAGATCCGTGGTCCTGGCCAAAGACAGGGAGTCAAGCCCAACTGTACCAAATCCAGGTAGTGGCATGATTTCCTCCTTATAGGATCACATTTGGCCGTGGGACATAGACATAGTATGTCAGGGGGACGAATTCCACCCCGTCCATGGCCCCTTCATTATCAGGTCTGGCCATCCCAAGAGCGGACTGAAAAGGTCCGCGCTCTTCAAACCGGATAGCCATGTCCAGTTCTTGACCGTTGAATTCCACTGGGACAGGAGTCTCTGGGTTTGTGAAGTCAAGGAAGGGAATGGCCCTGACGTTCAGGGCTCCCCGTAGCCGTGTGATCATCTCTTCTAGCCGTCTTCCCATTGGGTCATCCACAGGTCTGTTGAAACAGCGGATCATCACCGTGTTGGTGGTGTAGGGGCCGCGTCCAAAGGAGATCCAGTGAAGGTCCACCCACACATCCATGGACGTAGGGTTGAACTTCACGTCCCCGTAGTTCACAGGGTAGCCGTGAACGTCAGAGAACTGTTCCTGGATGACCTTCTGAAAGCTGGCCTTAATGTTCAGATCAGACTGGTCCGCGCTCATTTCAAAGTTTTCTTTATTCCGGTTTTCAAGGCCAAGGGGATATACCACCTGGCCCGTTCATTCGCTTCTGGGAGCGTGGACTTCACGATCCCCAGGGGTTTGGTCCCTGGGTGATGAACCCACGCCCGTAGTGATATGTCCGACAGAGGAACCAGGGGTCCCATGGCGCTGTCCTTGGGCCAGACAGTCAGGGCTCCCTTCCTCCGCGCCCGTATGATGTGGGGCCTGGTTCCATACTCCAGGTAGTCCGCCACCTTGGACGTGTTGTAGACCCTGAACCCTTTTTCCGTGGGCCGATACATCCGAAGCCGCCACTTGGACCGGGTCACGCCCAGCCGCTTGGGGGTCTTCTTCTTGACCCGCGCCAGGGTCCACTTCCCCAGTTCACGGACAGCCCGGCGAAGCTCCCGCCGTTCATTCCGCTCCAGCTTGGAGATCCACCTGAACCCCTGGAACACCGCCTTCATGGCCATCATCAGCCCACCCCCGTCTTCTGGGGACGTAGCTGTAGCTCACAGCGTCCGCTGGGTTTGTGGTAGGTCTTCCGCTGGATGGACCAGTAGTTCCCAGAATTCACTTCCATCTGAATGATGTCCGTGTCCTCCGGGTCAAAGTCATAGATGACCACCAACTGGTCCGTGGACTGGATCAGCCCCCCTGAATTCATGATCTTGTGTTCCGTGTAGTCCATGAACGTACAGGGGAACGGACCCAAGGTGTCCTCCGTCACGGTCCCTTCATGGGCCGCGTGGGGGATGGAGTCCGTCCGTGTAGTCCTGTGGATCGTCAGGAAGGGGTGGTCAAGCCGGAGCCTGTCCGTGGCCCAGATGACCTTCTGATCCACTTCATGGATGAAGTCAACGTGGAACTGGTTTATGGGGGTGGTCTTTGGAGCCCGGATCATAGTGGAGCCTCAACTTCATCAGAAACAGCTATCTTCCCGTTGATGTCCTCCGTGACTACCACGAAATACCAGGAACCCGTTTCCAGGTCACTGATCCTGATGGAAGTCTTATGGCGTTCTTTGATGGTCTTCAACAGCTCCGCGTTATCCTTGACCCCCTTGAAGGTGGCGTCAGGATTGTTCAGAGTAGTCAGGTCCTCCAAGCCCGCTTCATCACTGACGTAGACGTAGTAGGCGTTGAAGTCCGTGTCCGTATTTTCAGACCAGACAAGATCACAGGAGTCCGGTGGGTTCAGAGCCGCCACAGATAAAGCTGAAGCTTCCGGGCCTTCTTGAATAGACAGCGGGGTGATGTTGTCCCACAGGTCATCATAACTGACCAGAGTCCCCATGGTGACAGTCTCCCCAACCTTGGCCCCAATTTCCAAGTCTTCACAGACCTGGTCATACTCCATCCCCAACTTCTCCGCCAGCTCCATCTGATACTTGAACCGGATGGAAGGGTCAGCTTCCCCCTGTTGTCCTTTCACAGGAAACTGAAGGGAGACCTGGGTGGCCCGCCACAGACAGATGTCCTTCCATGCCAGAAGCATGACAGGCGCTTCTTCCGCCCGTGGGAGCGTGTCCCAGGTGTAGTCAGGGTTATGACGTAGTAGGGCCTCTTCCAGGAACGTGGACGCCTCCGCGCTTGAAATCTCGAATTCATCCAGTTCCTTCACCCGCGCCCGGGTGACCAGCCGACTGGTCAAATTGACCAGCCGACTGGACCCAGTCACAGAGGAAACGTCAATCAGCTCCACTAAGGGCATGACTTAGCCTCCGAACGCTGAACCGTTCGATATGAGGACGCCAGCCACATTCTGGGGAACCAGGTAGATCTGACCTTCCTGACAGTGTGGGAATTCCGCAATCCACCGGAACGTGAAGCTCTTGGACTTCATCATTGGCGGAGTCAGAAGGGTCTTCAACATCCTGATGGGGACGTAGCCCGCCGCCTTGGACGCCGCCGCGTCCGGGGCCGACCTGGGGAAGACGGGGGACTGGTTGGAAAGCTTGACCATGATGTCCTTATTCAAAGACTCACAGATTTCCGCTTCCGCCACCTGTTCTTCCGCCGCCGCGCTGTCCCGCCCGTCCGCCTCTTTAGCGGGGGCCGTTGGCGCTGGAGCGGTTTCTTCCGCTTCGCCATTGGGTTCATCCTCCACGAACGCCGGGGGCTCCACAGCTTCCGCCACGTCTGGCGTGACTTCTTCCGTAGGTTCCGCCGGAACCTCTTCAGGCGTGTTGACCGCCTCTTCCTCCACAGCTTCTTCCACCTGGATGGGATCTTCCGTGGGTGTGTTCTTTGGTTGTCTCCTGGATTTCGCCATTGTGCTGACCTCCTGTAGTGTCAATGGACCAGGAAGGCCCGCCTATCTATTAGGCGGACTCCCCGATGACCACATGACCACCTTCGATCAGCCCCACGCCCCAGATCCCGTACCACGCCAGCTTGTGGCGTCTTCCGAAATCATGGACTCCGTCATCCCTCAGTTCCGCCTCCAGTGAGACAGCCAGGCCGATGGAGTGATCCCCCACCATGATGGCCCTGTAGACATCTTCTGTCTGACCGGCTGTCACGTCATCCACGCCCGTGTCCAGGCCGTCAGCCCAGACGTTCCCTGACGCGTCGATGTAGGGGATCATCGTGGTTTCGATGAACCTAACATCTTCGTAGCGCCCGATCTCCCCACGGAAGATCTGGTCAGGAGCGCCGTAGTGGCTGGCGTCAACCCAGTGTTCATCATCACGGAGCCTCCGCGCCTGATGGGGGTGGATGAAACAGATGTAGGCGTCCCCGTTGATCTTGGGGGCCTTGTTGGTGGCCAAGATTTCGACCATGTCCTTGACCATTTCGGTATCGAAATAGTCAGTTGCGCCGATGGAATCCCTTCCCGTGGCGATCCCGGCGTAGACCACGTTGGACGCGGTCAACAGTTCATCCCTGATCATCCCGTCCCGATACTTGGCCATGTGATGGCCCAGCATGGTGGCGGAGTCAGAAAGGATGTCCGTGAAGGCCGTCCGGAGCGCGAACTCCGTCACCTGAAGGGCCTTACCATGTTCAGACACTGTGATCTGGATCTGGCTGGCCGTCAGGTTATCGGTTTCCATGTCCACGTTTTCCACCAGCGCCGCGTCCCCGGTCAGGGCCGCATAGCGGAGGAAATTGATGGTCCGTCCAGGCATGACAGACAGCTCTTCCTTTCGGGAAGCGATCTGTTCAAACCTCAGAAGAGGCTGGGCCTGGAAAAGGATTTCCCGGCTGTAGACTTCGATGATGGCCGGAGTGATGGGAACCGCGTTGGGGGTTCCGCCACTAGCTACCGCAGAGGTGATGTTGTCAGGCATTGACTAACTCCTTCTCTTGTGTGTTCGCTCTTCACTCCGGCCGTCAAGCTTTACTGGTTGGGATGTCTCCGTCTCAGTTCAGCCTTCAGATTTCCGCGTGAAGCCGCGAACTCTTCAGGTGACATTGACCGGACCTTGGCCGCCATGGCCGAGTCAGCGTCCGCCACTCCTGGCTGGAATTCGCCGTGTCCCGTCCCAGGACCAGCCGCTGGAGGCGGCCCGCCGTTGGGAGGGGGTGGCCCGGTCTGTTGGGTTTCTTGTCCGTTCACGCTGTCAACCGTCTTTTGCCAGACAGAACGGGCTTTAGCGTAGGAGTCATCAATTTCCTGTTCCGTGTTCCCTGTGACCAGCTCTTCAATGATCTGGCCCTGGGCCTCCTGTAGCTTCGCCGCCCTGTATTCCGCCAGGTCCTTCTGTCTCAGTGTTTCCCGTAGGGACGCCGTCTCTGAAGCGTGTTCCGTCTTCATGGCTTCCATCTGACTGGTGAACTTCTCCGTCAGCTTGGTAGCCACTTCTGTAGTGGCCGCTTCAATTCTGGCGTCCACGTCTTCCGTCTTAGACTTGGACTTGGTGGGTTCAGGTTCCTTCTTGTCTGGTTCAGGTTGACTTCCTTTTTCAAGGTCCGCCAGACGGGACTTCAAAGCTTCGTTCTCACTGGACACAGCCGCCGCTTTGTCTTCCAAAGCCGCCGCCCTATCCAGTTGACTCTGAAGCTTCGTCCGCTCTTCCATTCTGACCTTGTCCCTGAACTTGTCTATGTCCTGGGGAACCTTGGGCTCCTGGTTCTGGGCCGCCTGGGCCGCCGCCTGGGGGTCCTGGTTTCCCTGGGACTGGTTCTGACCCTCTTGGGTCTGTTGGGTCTGGTCTCCCTGACCCGCGTTGTCCTCTTGGCCTTCCATTCCGTGTCTCCTTTTCAGTGTGAATTAGTCAGAGGATGGTTGAAGTCTTTGATCTACCAGATCTTCTGTCCCTGGGGACCCTTGGGCCTGTTGGACCAATAGGTTCCACGCCGGACAGGCTGGTTCATTCCCTTACCGGTGAACTCTGAATGGCGCATGGGCTGATGTTTGGAACCCTTCATCTTCTGGTTCCTACCAGCCGAAGTCCTGAACTTTCCAGCCAGGGGGCCGGTGTTCTTGGGGAACTTCCCCGCCATTCCTCTTCCCTTCGCTGTTCCTAGCTTTGGCATGATAGCCTCCTATTCTTCTTCCTCTTCTGGTTGGGCCTCTTCCTCTTCTTCATCTTCCTGTGGGGTCTCCGTGTCTTCCTTGGCTTGGGCTTCCTGTTCAGCGACAGAAGCCACCTTCTCTTCAATCTGGGAGACAGTGTCCGCGTTATCCAGGACGATCTTGTCCAGGTCTTTCCACATTTCCATCAGGCCGGTCAGAAGGGATAGTGACCCAAGAGACAAGGCCCGAAGGTTGGGGATAGCTCCGGAAGAAGCTTTGGCCCGTTCCACATCCGTCAGTAGAAGCTCCCTGTTGTCTGCTATCAGCTCCAGGGCCTTCTGTGGGATGTTCTGGACGCCCAACTTCTCCAAGGCTCCCAGCTTGGACTCCAGGCCCATGTCCATGAGCCTCTGAAGGATGTCTAGCTTTTCGCCTTGGTCCTGTGGGAGGGGTGATGGGAATTCGACTGTGAACCGCGTGGCTTTCGCGGGATCGTCAATGTTGGACGTGATGGGGATGTCAAGAAATCCCTCCGCTATCCGTATTATAGTACCAGCCGTCTCCAAAAGTCCACCCCCATAGGTCAACTCCTTCCGCTGGGCCTTCTCTATCGAAGGCATGAACAGAGTTTTCAGGGCCGCTTCTGAAGTGTTGGCCAAGCCTGGGATCTCTGACAGGGCCGCCATAGGCGTGTTGGAAAACTCGCCAAGGGACAGCTTGATCTGTTCCAGGTATTGGTTGGCTATGGTCAGCTCCCCCTGAAGCTGTAGGTTCTCCACCCTGGCGTCAGCGGGAAGACACCAAAGCCTATAGGCCGCCTTTTCCAACTGGCTGGCCCTGGCCCCGAAGATCAGCGTGACAGGCTTGGCGTGGTAGTCCATGATTTCTCTGACGGAAGTCATGGCCGTGTTCAGATCCTGGTTCAGTTCTTTGATGGGGTCAATGTCCGCGAAGCCAAAGGCGGACGTGGCCAGGGGAAGGTTGGCAATGTGAGCCACGCCGATCTCCCGCAGGATGTTTTCCCTGGGAGACCCTGGGACCTCCGCCCTGTTGATCCATTCCCTGATTTCATACGGGGTGATGTAGAGACTGTATAGGGCCTTTTCCCTGTTCACCGCGTCCGGGTCCGTGGCAATGACCAAGGGGCTGGCCGTGCTGATGGGGTACTGGATCAGACAGGCTTCCATCCTGGTGTAGTCAGGATTGTAGATGGGGTAGACGTAGTGGGAATTCACGGACCTGACAGAGATCCACCACTTATCCTTGGGAAGCTCCGTCCGTTCACCTGTGACAGGGTCCAGGGTAGACGTGACCAAGGTGGTCTGAAGGTAGGCGTCCCCCGAAACAGACCCGATCTGGAACAGGTCATAGACCATCCTTGGATAGTCATTCATGTCCAGGACCAGGTTGACCACGTCCGCCGCGTATTCATTCCCAGGGGGAGCCTTGATCACCGGAGGGGTGGCCGCCATCCAGTCCACGGACTTGTCCACGATGGTCCTACAGTAGTTCAGGACCATCTTCTTCTTCCCGTCCTTCGTCATCTGTTGGAACTGGTCTCCACGATAGAACGCCCAGTTCTCCCTGTACCTGTAGAGCCGCTGGATGGCCGCGTTTCTCCAGTCCAGCTCCAGGAACCCATCATAGGGTTCAAAGACAGCTTCTCCCATGATGGCGCTGGTCAGGTAGACATCAGACCGCCCCGTGTAGCTGTTCCTCCTGAACCCTTGAACCACTGAATTCACCATAGACCTGACTGACATGGCGTTCTCCTATACAAACAAGAAATTTTCCTGGTGGACCTCCACCATGGATCCGGTGGGTGGAGTGTTGGCCGCCAGGTTCGCCAACATGGCGCTGTCACAGTAGTCATCCCTGGCCGTCTTTTCATCTGGACAGTGACACTTCATCAGGTCCCCTGTGTAGGACTTCTGAAGGTCCAACATCTGATGAACAAAGCGCTTCCAGCGTTTGTCCGTCTGGGCTTCCGTCCCCGCCGGATACTGGAACCGCCCGCTGACTATGTCCGTGTGGAAGATCTTGTAGGCTTCGCTCTTCTTGGGAGCCGTCAAGACCACGCCTTCTATCTCCACGTCCGCGCCTATCTCCGTGATCAGACGGTCCAGGAGAACAGCGCCCAACCCCGTGGCGTCCACACACAGCCGCTGAAGGTTGGGGATCTTCTGAAGGTAGTCCACGATGGCCGCAAACTGGATTTCATAGTTGTCTCCCTGGATCTCCAGCCAGTCTATGATTGACTTGGTGTAGGCTTCAAAGTAAGCACACCCGTCAGAAGAGAAGGACTCTACTTCCTGACAGATCGTGGGGTCATCCCAGTCCACTTCCACCACAGTGACCACTGTGGAGGACTGGCCCTTCCCAAAGTCAATTCCCGCCGCCTGGTATAGGTTGGCGTCCGCCTTCCCCAGAAGGGAGTAGCGCCCGCTCTTTATACAGACGATAGGCGCGAAGATCTGATCAGGCGTGACAAACTGACCGCGTTCCAGGACCCATTCACATTCATAGGCCATCCGGACTTCATCAGAGTCCGCGCCGTAGTGTTCAATCTCCTGTTTGACGAAGTCACCATAGAGTGAATTATAGGCCGCCGCCGTCCGCCAGTTGTATTCAAAATGGTTCTGTTTTCCGCCCTGAAGGCGCTTCTCCATGTTGGACTTGATCGTGGCGTGGAACTCCCCCTTCTGGGTGGTGGCTGTTCCTACCGCCATGGTGGTCCCCTTGGTGGCCGCTATCATGGGACGGAGGGACTTCTTGATCTTTCGGCTGGAGATGTCCTGGGCCTCTTCCAGCGCCAGGATGTCATGGGTGGAGCCTTCCACCTTGGACTGTTCACTGGCGGAACAGGCCCTGATTTCTGACCCGTTGGTCAGCCTGATGGTGTCCCTGTTCCAGGTGTCCACTTCAATTCCCAGTTCATCCAGGACTTCCATGGCCGTGTTCGTCTTCAGGTCCTTCATCAGCCGTCTGAACTGGATCTGGGCCTGTTCCAGCTTGGGAGCATAGATCCCGATGGAAACGCCCTTCTTGAAGCCCCTGTAGCGTCCCTGTTCATCCGTAAGGTTGAACCGCCAGTCCCGTTCAAACTCCTGGTCATTGGCGAAGGTTGGAAGAAGGATGGCCAAGGCCGCCAGGATAGCCGCCGTCAGCTCCGTCTTTCCGGACTGACGGGAGAACAGGGCCGTGACTGTAGCGCCTTCATGAAGAAGGACGGACTCCACCAGCCTGGCCGCTGGGGTGATCTGGTAGGGGTAGAACTGAACTTCACTGATCAGTTGGGCCGTCTGAACGATGACCTGGACCAAGTATTTGGTCTCCACCTTGGCGTCCGCCTGGGACGTGAGGGGAGTACAAACAGGACACAGGCCGTCAGCCGTCTGACCGCCTGTAGCCCGTTTCCGCCTGGCCCTTCGCTTCTTGGCCGGTTTAACCTGTTCTTCTACTTGGATCTGGGACATTTCCGCCTGGTGTCTTTCTGTACCTGTCCTGGATGGACATAGCTTCAGAAGAACTTAGGCGTGTGGGGGGTGTGTCTGTGGGTGGTGTTTTCGTGATGTTCTTCTTGATCGTGGCCCGCGTTGGGACACTGTATCCTGGCTTGAATTTAGCCATCAGCGTCTCTTCCTGGACTTCTTCTTCTTTTTCTTCTTCTTCTTCTTCTTCTTCTTGGAACAGGCCATGTCATGATCCTCCGTTTCCTTGGCTTCTTATGGCCCTCTGGGCCTCTTCAAGCTGTTGGATCAGTTCCGTGACTTTGGTCTGGAGATCTGGGACAAGACACTGTCTCTGACTTAGGGCCGTGACTAGACTGACCACAGCCTGTCCCAATGTAACCACGGAAACACTGTTCTTGTCCACAGCCCTGGCCATGGTCTTCAGCGCTTCGTTCTGGTCCTCCTGTTGGGACCTAGTCCACTTCAGGATCAGAAAGACCGCTATCAGGACTATTCCCGCCGTTCCAAAGTCAGCCAGCCAAGTCAGTTCATTCAATGTAGCCTCCTGATCCGGTCCCTTCTGGACCATTCGCGCCCGTCAGACCGTGACCGCTGGCCGTAGAAGCCGAAGACGCCCGGCTGGCGTAAACGCCCCACTTTTCGTTGGTCAGTTTCACGGTTCCATCCGCTGTTCCTGACGTGACCTGGCCCGCGCCATTGATGTCAAAGTAGTCCACGCCTGTGGCCACCACTTCATAGGTCCCGTCCGTGATCCCAGTGTTCCCAAGGATTTCCACCCATAGGGTATGATCCAGTTCATTCTGGGTCAGGGCCGCCCTGGACACCCGCCAGACATCCCCGCCCTGGTCTACCACGCCGGTGATGTTCTCCGCCGCTCCGCTGGTCACGTTGGCTTCCACAGCCACGTAGCTGGAATGACGGGTCTGGACGCCGCGTTTGTTGGAATGGACCACACAGTTCTCCACGGAACCCTTGGAATTCCCCACCAGATAGATCCCAGCTTCACATCTGGTGAAATGGCCTCCTGTGATGACCACGTTCCCCGCTTCCATGACGTAGATGGCGGACGTGTTGTTGTTGTAGTTGTTGTCCGTGATGTCACAGTTCAGGACCTTCACGTCATTACACTGGAGGATGGCCAGACCCGCGCTCGTGGCGGACACCTTGTCAATCAGAAGACCGTCCAAGATGACACCGTTGGACCGCGCCACAGCTATCCCACAGGTTCCTGGAACGGAGGTCTTTTCAATCTCCGCCCCGTGTAGGTTCTCTGACTTGACCCGAAGCTTCCCCGTCCCAAGACAGGTCACGCCGTCAATGGCCAGGTAGGCCGGGGTCTGGACGGTTCCGAAACCTGGCGCTGTCATCTCCAAGGTGACAGCGTTCTGGTCATAGATCCCGTCAGCCAGTTGGACCGTGACTTCACAGTCCGCTATGGCCTTCCCTTCAATCAGAGTCAAGGCCGCGTTGGGGGACAGGAAGGGGTTGGCCGCCGTCCCGTCCCCGGTTTCGTCGCTTCCCGTGGTGGCCACGTGGATGGTCAGGGGCCAGGTGATGACCTCTGGTTCCAGCCTCATTTCCAGCCACTTGGCGTCAGACACGTAGGACAGGCCGCCGCCAGACGTGGTCAGCTTCCAGTCCCCCGTGGTCCCGATCTTGGTAGCGCCGTCTCCTGGAGCCTGGAGCGGATGGCGGAGAACTTCCGTCTCTTCATCCGCTACCAGTTGGACCGCGCTGATGACATCCTTTATATTCATGTCCGTCTCCTTTTTAGGTCTCTATCTGGCCGCCCGCATTGGTTCCAGTTTCGCCCAGCTCACATCTGACCAGACTATTTTCAGGGAAGTAGTAGGCTGTAGCGTTGTAGTCCGCCAGGACCCCGTATTCCAGGTTCCCCACTGAAATGTTTCCGCCTCCGGCTGGTCTAGTGGTGAAGGACCCGCTGGATCTTTCAATGTCCACGTAGTATCTACCGCTTCCGCCGTCATAGCCGTAGGCCGTAGCTACCCATGACCCGTTATTACTGGACGCGGAAGATCCGGTCAGCCTGATGATCAGACCATAAGCCTTCTCCAGATCCGTGAACTGGGTTCCAGCCGGGTCCAAGTGAACCCTGGCCGTCCCTCCACCTGTATCTGTGATTTCGGCAATGTCAGGAAGAGGGTTGACAGGGTCAGCGTCATAGACCCACCTGGCGGACGCGCCACTACAGTGTGTTGACCTCATGGCCGTTCGACACCCGAAGATCCGCGAATTGGACACCGTCACCACAGAACAGGCGAACGCCAGAACCCCGAAGGGAGACCCCGAAATCAGACAGGTGTCTATCCCAACCATTTCAGAAGACTGAATGTAGATGGACGGAACAATCCAGAACCCTGAAATCCCTTCTCCTGGGACTCTGGTGTTGAATATACAGTTGGTCAGGGACACCTTGGAACTGGTGGAGACAGCTATTCCGCCGCCTACCACGCCGTCTATTTCCACGTTTTCGCTGTTGTCCACAGCCGTGGGTCCTAGCGTGACCTGGCCTGGGTTCTCCGCCTGTATCCGGAACTTCCCGCCGCTGTAGGCCCTGACTGTGTTGACCCAGACAGGACCGCCGAAAGGCCCAGTATACCCAAAGGGGAACAGGTAGCTGTAGATGTCCGTGAACGGGTTGAAAGCGGAGTAGTCACCATCCGCAAACTGGAAGATGATGTCCGCTCCTAAGATCACCCGACCTTCCAAGACCTGTTCATAGCCGTGTCTGTAGCTTTGCCAAGGTAGTCCCACGGTTCCGTCACCTGTCACGTCACTTCCCGTTGGGGAGAAGTAGTAGGTGGCGCTTTCCGTGATCAGCTCTTCCGCGCCTGGGCCTGGGGGACCAGCGGGACCTGTGGTCCCTCCGGGTTTGCTGATCCCCCTAGACGCGAAAGGGCCAGACATCACCCGAACTTCCACCAGTCCGGTGACCGCTCTGACACCTATGACGCCAGGGGTGGAGAAGGTTTCCCCGCCGTAAGGTACAGACTCCTCTTGTTTCAGGATAGGTGTGACCGCTGGGTCCGCTACAGGGATCTTCCCGGGTTCAATGTAGACATCCCCATCCAAGGGAGTGATGATGATGGGTTCCCTGGTGTTTTCCGTCTTGATCAGGGTCCCCAGCGTGTCTACTGTGAACTGGCCGCCCCGCTTGTTTTGTAGAAGGAAATCAGCCATTGTTACATCCTCCCTTCCTTCTGAAGGTCACTGACGTTCATCCGCCTGGGGGACTTTGGGGTCCCGTCTGTGACATCCTTCACCACGGACTTCATGGTGGCGTCCAGGGGAGCCAGGGGCTTCATGAACTTGTCATTATCCCCAGGCCGACCCTTCCCAGCCCTTAGTCCGGTGTTTGTGGCCAGAGAAGACGTGGGCCTGTCAGGCTGACGCCTGGCCCGTTCCTTCCTGGACAGGAACTTGGTGTTCATTCCCTTTTGGTTCGCCATTTTCTTCCTCCATCATTTGGTTGAAGAACCAGATCACGTCAGACACTGACATGTCCGCCAGGTCCTCCGTCTTGATCCCCATGGTTTCTCCGTTCAGTGTCACCTTGGACACAGGTTGACCAAAGGACACTTCCATCACCGCGCCGTAGGGAACATTGATCAGCTCCGGCTGATAGCGCCTGACCTCCCCGCCACAGCCTGGCCGTGGACACAGGGTCAGCTTCCCCATCAGGGCCTGGTCTTCCTCTTCCGTGAAGACCTCCATGGCGAACTCACACGATGAATTCACACACTGATAGGCCGCTACTGGTTCCCGCTCTTCCGCCTGGTTTCCTTCGTTGATCTCTTTTCCCTTCCGCTTCCGTATTTCAGAGTCCTGGACGCTACCGCCTTCACGGAAGACGCCCCGCCTTTCCGCCCTTCGCCGCGCCTGGGGGATGGGTCAATCTTCTCCCCCTTGGACGCCTGTTGAAGGGCTTCCCTATCCTGGATTGACTTTTCCGCCGTCTCCATGGTCCGCTCCAGGTCCCATTCAGAATAGAACCTGAACCCTTCCATGAACGTCTTCTTGGCTTCTTTCATTTTCAACATAGTCACGCCAGAACGATAGTCAGAACTTGGATCAGAGCGTAGAGCGTGGTCTTCCCAAGGGCCTTCACAAACTTCTTCCGCCGCTTGGCTTCCTTGATCAGCTCCACCATCTCTTCCGCGTTCCGGGTTAGGGACAGGATCACCAGATCCGCGTCCATGTGGTCAGCCGCCAGTTCCAGCGCTTCTTCCATCTTCCCCTGACGAAGCTTGAAGTATATGACTTCCAACAGCTCCCGCCCGAAGGCCAGGAAGAGATCCGCGTTCTGGACTAGGACTTGTAGGTCTGTGGCCGTGAAGAGATCCCCCACAGGAAGGTCATCTAGCGTGATGTCTCCCACAGGGGTAGTGATGGTAGGACCCGTATCAGCGTGACTGTCAAGAAGGTCTTTGATAGTGTCTACCGCGTTTTCCCAATCTTCTGTCTTTAGTTTACTCATTTCGTGAACCCATTTCCAGTCCCCGGGATGTCAAGCCCCGGTTCCTGTAGCGCCAGCGCCCAACAGTTGGGTCCGCCTGTATCCTTTCATGGTATCAAAGTCTAGCCTGTGACACGAAGACACAGACTCCCCAAGGGAAACTCCAGCTTCCTCCCCTATCATCTGGCCAACTTCCCAGACAGGTCTGGCTTCTTCTTCCACGCCAGGGGACCCGGAGTAGACACAGATCCCTTCCGTGTCATGTTTCCCGCCTTCGTCCTGAAAGCCGTGATCTGAACAGACCACCCAGTAGTCTGGCTGGTACATCCAGACCAACATCTTGAAGATCTGTTCCACCCAACAGTGAATTCCGTAGACCCCATGATCTCCCAGGCCGCCGTAGGCGTGACAGACCCTGTCCACAGCTTTGGTCCCGACAGCCACCACGTCCTTGGACCTCAGATCATTTGAATGGCGAAATAGGAACCCGCTGTGGTAGCCAAGGATCAGGACCAGCGTGTCCAGAACTTCAGGCGGGAATGTGGCGTTGACCATCTGACCCCACACCGTTCCCAGCCTTTCGTCCATCACGTCAAACAGGAATTCCTCTGGAAGGTCAATTCCCTGGGCTATGTCCAAGTCCGTAGGACTAGGCCATCCAGGAACGGTCCAGCTTTTCCCTACCACTTCCAGACCCCAGGTGAAGGGCATGAGGAAGGAAGCCGTGTTCTCCCCATCCAGCCAAGTAGAAGACCTGACATCCGCGAAGGTAGGACCAGACATGGTCCGCCCGTTCATGATGACCCCGTGATCCACTGGCTGGAGTCCAGTGTAGATACTGGTCCAGTTTGGCCCAGAAAAAGGTTCCCGCGCCATGAAGTCCGTGATCATGGCGTCCGACCTGAAGAAGGAGCCCTGGTCTATGAATAGCCCCTTCTCTACACAGTAGCGAAATGAAAGCCCGTCAACTCCAAAGATCAATATCATGATCTTCTCCTTATCAGATGTCATCCCCTCTGACTATGATGTAGTCTATGGAAATGGTGTCCGTCAGCGTTGGGTCATTGTTCTGGAACCGTATTCCAAAATTGGCGTTATTATCCGAAGCGCCGCCTGAATGGGTGGAGATGTTGAACGTGTGGGGGCCTTTCCATAGATCACCGTATTGTGGAATAGTAGCCCTGGTGACCCAGGTGGAGCCGTTGGTGGTGTATAGGAACGTCACGTCCGCTTGGTCATCTGTGGAAGAATAGAAGGTGACCCTGATGTTATCCTTCCCCACTGTGGAGATGAACTGATCCATGTAGTGGCCCGCGCTTCCGTTGATCGTCACAAAGCCCTGACCTGTGAAGTCCGTGAACCCGTAGCCTGGCTTCTGGTAGACTCCCTTCACTGGTCCCGTTCCTGGGTCATCCGGCCAGATGATGTATTCAGCGCCCACGTGGCCGCTGTAGGGGGACAGTTCATTGTGGATCGTCCTGACACTGGCCGCTGAAGACGTGGTCCATGGTGGAACTTCAAAGGTGGGCTGACGCCCGTCTTCAAAGTCTTCATAGTAGAGAACACTGGCGGAGTCAGGGACCATAGGATAGCCGTCACAAGCGTCCACCTTGATCTGATCAATGAAGAACTGAGAAGACGCCGTTGAAATTCCAGCCAGTTCAAAACGTAGCGTCAACTTGGTGTTGTGGGAGTAGGGGTGGGTCCCCAGCCATCTGGTGGACCCGTCTGGAACCGGTGGCGCTTCGTGGTATTCGTTGGCCCCAACCAGGTTCAGCTCCGCGTAGGTCCACGTGGAACCCACGTAGGGGAACCTGAACATCTCCCCTTCCACTGACGTGTTATTTGTCAGCCAGGCTGAACTGTTATTAGGGGACGCCCTGACTATCAGATAGCC